GCCAGCTAACTGTGGCGCTGCGTTAAACAAGCTAAACGACATATGATTTAATTCATTGTTATAAGACGTAATATGTGACGGTGTTAAATGACCAATGTCATAACCAGTTTTTAAATATGGTTCTTTATAGTATCTACCTTTGTATGTATCTTGGAACCAACGATTATCGCGCTCTTTATCAAGCTTTAGAAAGCTAGAATACTTTAAAACATGTTTTGATACCAAAGCGCAAGTATCTTTCGTTAAATACAGTGTAATATCTCCATGAGGTATTATTAATTTATTGTTGGTTATAACAGTTTGGGATAACATGTTCATTCCTATGAACAATGTTATTAGTAAAAACATTTTCTTCATATTATCCGTATACTACCTCACCCATAACACACAACTGTAAAAATATATCAGCATCGTTAGCATCGTATTGCTCGTCAAGTATATTTTCCCAAACGTCTGGGTAATCTTTTTTAACTAGTGTTATCGCTTCTAGAATTGAATCCATATCTACAGTACCTAATAAATCTTTATCTGAATGTTTTTCTTGATAATCATCATCATCGTATTCATCACCTTCGGCATCATAAAATTGTACGTAACCACCATTAAGGATATACTCACCAATAGCTTCAGATACTGGTTGACCCATTTCCTTGGCTTTATAGCGAATTTCTTTTGGTAAATGCTTTATATGATACCAATAATTTGAACCGCCTTCTAAAGCATCTACAAATAGGTTTATAATATCTTCTTTCCCAAAGGTTCTAGATTCTCTAGCTTTTAGTCTTTCTTCTTCGTATTTTTTGTTGGCGATTAATTGGTTTTTAACCCTATTGAAAATTTCTTCCCTATCAGTTGAATACCAATTTTCAATACGTCTTTCCAATTGATTTATTTTATTTTCTTTTTCTTTTTTTAAATCAAGAACATAATCTGTTGGTACACCTTCAAGCTTACCGCTAGCCATCGCTGTCAATATAGAATCTAACACTTTATGTGTCGTTTCTAATTCATTTTTCATCCCTTCTAACCCTTCTTTAGCTTGATTCACCTCTCGGTCAACAATTTGATTTATTTGTTCTAAATCTTCAGGTGTTAACCCTTCTAAGGATTCTCTAAGTAATTTTTTTATAAACGTTTTCATAACTATAAATATCTTGTAAATATAAAAAAATTTTCATATCTTTGCATAATAATAATAATTAAAAAATAAAATTATGCCAGCAATTACACAAAAAGAAAGAGTTTTAACTGCTCTAAAAGACCCTAGAGGGTTAACACCATGGTATGCAATTAATGAATTAGGTAATACTAGATTAGCTGCAACAATTCATAATCTAAAAAAAGATGGTTATGAAATCACATCCGTACTTGAACACGGAATTAATAGATTTGGTGATAGAATAAAATACAGTAGATATTTTTTACATGAAAATGAATAACTACTATAAAACAAAAAAGGGTCCAATTGGACCCTTTTTATTTTAATAATATAAATGACTTAAAAACCTTAAATTTTCTAAATTATCTGGTTCTGTATATTCTTGAAAAACTTTTTTACTTATTAAAAATTTTATAAGATTACTAAGCTCTATTTTTTCTTCTTTATTTAAAGATTCTGCTAAGTGTTCTGCCCAAACAATAACAAAATCTTGTAATTCTTCAATATTGTTATGAGAACCTTTTAGTTTTATTAATAAATTATCAGATATCTCCATATCATCAATTTTTGTTTCTGGTGTAAAATGAATGTCATAAACAGAATAAATGCGTATTTTATTTAGGTCAAAAACAATATAGCTATCACCACCACCTTCAAAAGTATTAACATAAACTATTGAATCATACCCCTTTTTTAATAACCAACCGTAAAACCAATTACCAATATCTTCGACTTCACCACCTATATCATTTATAGAAACACCAGAGTTGGTTGTTAACATACCTTCTTCACCATCTGTTTCCATGAATAAAATTTCATCATCATCACCAATTTTAGGTATTAACTCTTTAAGAATAGTATATGGTTTCCAATTACCTAAACGATTTTCTTCCATTCTAATTGGGTTTTTAATATTTAAAAAAACTTGATACAAATACCCATCACCATTGTTTGTAATATTAAGTCTTTGTTCAGCTTGTTCACGACTACCAAAATGAAAACCAAATTCTAAATTATTTCGATATTCCAAAAAATCATATTTAAACTTTGTAAAATAATTTGGAGAACCATGCCACGCAAATAAACTATCACCAATTTTTCTTATTTCTTCTCTAAGTAACTTTTTTATAATATTCTTCATAACTATAAATATCCCAAAACTTATAAAAGTTTGGTACCTTTACTTAGATTTTCTGGTCCCCACAACGGTTGAAGATTACTTAATTTCCAACACTCTTTAAATCCAATATCATCAGTACTCTCAAATTGAAAGCTATTCATTGGTATCTTATGGTCAACATGCCATTCACCATAATTATCCCATGTCATTCCAGTAGTAAATAATAATTCCAAATGTGTCATCAATTCTTCAATAGAGTAATCCAACAAATCAAAAGTTTTATTAGTTTTCTTAACACCGCGCTCTTTTAATAATTGCCATACAGCAGTTCTAGTTCTAACACCTAACCTATATTTAGGGTCTTCAGCGCGCCTTTTACGCTCATAATCACGTTTATATTTATTTACATGGTCTTTATTATTTTCTCGCCATTTAGTGTGTTGTTCTTTGAGATATGATTTATTTTCTTTTGCCCATTCTTTATACCATTCAGTAATATCTTCTTTATTCTTTTTATAATAACGTTTGTTTGCCTCAGATTTACCACCAATATAACGTTTACCAGATGGACCTAATATCACACCATTTTCTTTAAGTGTTCTTAATATTATTGTTTTATGAAAACCCATACGTTCACTAATAGTTGTAGAACCTAATAATTCATCATTATACATTTTTAAACATTCTAAAGTTTGTTCCTGTGTTAATTCTATTTTTTTACTCATTTTCTTATATTTTATACAAATATACTAATAATAGTTTATAAAGTCAAGTGTATAACGCAAAAAAGGTGGAAATAAATCCACCTTTTAAGTTTATATTATTAAGAGTGATTATCTCAACTCATTAATGTTAAATGTTTGTACACCGTCTACACGTAAATGGCCATAGAAACGATTATTCACAACCTTCTTAGCGTAACGAGTCATGATACCTTTCACTGGAGCAAAGTTGAATGGGTTATACATAGTTGGAGTCAACTGTAATGGCACATACGGAGCGTAGATGTATCCAGTATCCAATAATGATTTCCCTTTGTGACCAATGATGATTGAGTAAGCTGGTGCATATGGGTCACGATATACTTGATATCTACCACCTAATGAACCTACTCTTTCAATACCCATGTTGTATTGGTCTTGTTCTGGATTAGCGTCTGACACGTGGAAGTATTCTAAGTCGTCGAAGATTGCAGAAATTTCTGAAGATACAACGATGAAGTTAGCACCACCTCTAAGTGTAGATTTATGGATTTGAGCTGAAATTTGGTTTAATTTAGTAATTAAAGTTTGATTCCATTCTTTTTGAGTATATGGTTGAGCAGCGTTTGAAGTTTTTCTCCATCCGTTGTAATCCCAACGCAATTGCCATGCAGCAGCTTTACGGATATCTCTAAGGATTTCACGGTCAATTTCAGCAGCAACTTGTTCTGATAACATTGCAGTTAATTCAGCTTCAGCATCGATGTTGTGGAATGCACTAACGTCTTGCGCTAATTCTGGAGACCAAGTAGCTCTTAATTTTCTTTCTTCTACAGAAACAACAACCTCATCAAGTCTGAATGATACTTCACCCATTTCTGTTTCAAACTCTAAAGTAGCGTAAGAAGCATAAGCAGCAGTGAAAGCTGAGAATGAAGAGTAAGTTGTAGCAGAAGTACCAATGTAACCATCGTAAGTTGCAGAACCAGTAGCAGCAGCACCAGCAGCAGCAGTTGTACCAGCTGGGTGAGTCAAGTCTAATTCTACCCAACATACACCGTTACCATCAGTAACAACGTTAGGTCCAGATACGATACCAACACCATATCTTTGAGTTACTAATCTAAAAGGAACTTCTTGACCAATAGCTATAACAGCGTTACCATTAGCATCCAACAATGTAGCAGGAGCAACAACTTTTAATGAAGCTAAGAATGATTCAGTATCCATAGGGTTACCATTAGGACCTGTTAATACTTCTCTACCGTTAGTACCAGCACCAGCTGAAAAACCAGAAAGAGCTAAAATTACATTTCTAACAGAACCGTCAGCAGCTGTAGGTAATACAGTTGAAGCGCCAGTTACAATTGAGAATGTACCACCAGTTAATAATGTGTAAACAGCAGTGTTTAATGCGTTAATAGTCATCGTACCTTTTGAGTTATCGAATAAACCATCATTGTAGAATAAATCATACAAGCTTTTACCCAGAAATGGAGTAACAGCACAACCAGCAACAGCTTGAACACATGATGGTAAACCATTTGAACCAAATGAAGTATGAGCTGAGAAAGTTACACCATCTCCGTCGTAATAATTACCAGCAACACCAGCACCGTTAACACGCTCAGATGTAAGAGGTACGAAGAAGAACAATTTACCGATTGGCATGTTCATAGCTTGTACAGATACGATATCGTTAGCTAATAATTTAGAGAAAACTCTACGTACAATTGGGAATACAACAGTTTCGAAAGAACCTGATGATGCAGCTGTAGTAGATTCAGTTAATAATGAAGACGCTTGGTTTTCATATAATTGAGCAATATTTTCTTTTACGTGACCTTTAAGACCTTCTAAGAAGCCTAAAGAGTCCCATTTTTGTTGTGTTTCCAAACGGATAGCCTTCATGTGGTTTAATCCGATGTTTCCAACTTGTCCTGAAGTCAATAAATGTGACATAATTTTTTAAGTTTTATTTTTTTGTTTTATTATTATGATTATCTTTTTTCAACTCTGTTAATCAAATCCATGATTCTTTTTGTTGAAGGGTCTACATAAGCAGTGTTTTCTACGATTTGTCTCGACACACCACTAGTAGCTTCTTTAATAATTTTATTTTCTACTGATTCTGAAATTGGTTTTCTAGATTCCAATTCATTAGCAATATTTCTGTAAAGTTTTTTTGATTCTTTAAGGTTGGATACTTCATCAAATCTTTTAAGGATTGAATCTTTTTCACCTTTTGTAGTTGAATGTTCCATAAACAATTTAGTTACGTAAGTTAAATTGCTATTGAAAACTACTGTTTCAACTAATTTTGTTCTAAATTCTTTAAGAGCGGTTCTAAATTCATTATTCTCACTCTTAAGTTTAGTCGCTTCAGTTAATAAAGCGTTATATCTTTTAGCTGTTTCAGAAACTAATTTTTTTGCGCGAACAGCTTCATGGATAAAAGCGTCGTTTTTAAGTTTTTCGTTGGTTTTTGAACCACCAACATATTTTACTTTTCCACCAACTTTAGCCACTTCTTCTAATTCTTCATCTTCAGATTCTTCATCTTCAGATTCTTCATCATCTTCCATGTCTTCTTCGTCGTTCATACCTTCCTCGTCGTCCATGTCTTCCATGTCTTCCTCGTCTTCCATGCCTTCTTCGTCATCCATTTCGATTTCGTAGTCGTAATCCCCTTCTTCACCTTCTTCATCGGTATCTTCCATGTCCATGTCTTCTTCATCTTCACCACCTAACATATCGTCAGCTGGTTCTAATTCTAATTCATCTTCCATGTCTTCACCACCCATGTCTTCAGCTCCGTTAAGTTTAACAACGTACTCACCTGGTTCTGTAATGTTTAAGCGTAATTCATCACCAACAATTTCGATTTCGTCATTACCACTCATCTTTTTATAGATAGCGATAACTTCATCGTCTGATGCGTCAGTCATATCAAGTTCTTCTGATGATTCAATATCATCCATTCCTTCTTCGTCTTCAAAACTTTCTTCGTCTTGAAAACCTCCAACTTCAATATTACTTTCTTCGTCGTTTGGTTCACCCATATTGTCCATAGGTTCTTCCATGTCTTCTTCGTCGTAAATCTCTTCTTCTAGAGATTCTTTCACAACACCGTTAATTTCTTCTTTCGCAACCGAACGAAGTATTTCTTTGGTATTAGCATTAAGAGCATTCTGAATATGATTTATATCCAAAAGTGCTTCTTCAAGTATAGATTTTTTATCTGCCATTTCTTTTTAATTAAGATATTTTTTATTAGATAAATAACGTGAGTGTTATCTCATTTGTTAATAAATATGCGTCTTTTTAGCAAAAATCAGTTTTTGGCTAAAAAAAATATTATTTTTATATTAGTCAGATAAAAATTTATCTAAGCTGTCTTTTAAATTTTCGTTTATAAGTGGTTTTTTAATTTCAGTGTTTTCAACATAAGGTCTCATTTCTTCAGAACTACGACCAATCCACGCATCTGGTGTTGATGGTGCGGTCACAACATCCCAGCAAATAATCTCAAAATCGTCTTGAACAACTTGTTCTCCGTTTTTACCTTCTTTCAATGAACCAACACCTCTAGAAGAAACTCCAATTTTAATTCTGTTTCTTAATAAGTTTGCAACTTCATCACCCTTGGTTGATACGATACCTAAATTAATAAAACCAGGTGTCATTAAAATTTCCATTTTACCCATAAGTGTTTGACCTTCCCACCATGTTTCAACAATGTTATGTGAAATTCTATCACCAGCAATAATTGAAGACTCTGGGTGGTCTAACTCACCAACAGCTCTACGTTCTCTAATGGCTTCTTGATATAATTTGTCTTGTGATTTAAGTATTGATTCTGGGTATACTCTACCGTTACGATTAAGAATACCGTATTTCTGTAGAACCACATATACGATTAACGGCTCAACAATAGCTAGTTTGCCACCACCATCCATTTTTTTTATCTCATTGATAAAAAGTTGGTTTCTAGGTTCTTCTGGGTTAATATATCCAGCGTCGTGTTCAATAAGACCACCCCAACCAGTTTCACCTCTTTTAAGTATTTTAAAATCTTTATAATTTATATCCATAGTGTTAAACTCTTATAGATATAAATATGTTCAATAAACAAAAAAACCCAGCTTTTAGGCTGGGTCTTGGTTTATTGTTTCTTTTTATTAAAAGTAAAATCTAAATCTTTATCAAATATTTCTTGTATCACCATTGTCGATACAAGATTTAAAGCTTTTTTTGTGGGTTCTGCGTTTATAGATATTTCTTCATTTTGAAACAACGTTATCTCACAACACATAAAACTTCTTTTTCCAAACTTAATACCTGACTCTCTTAAATCTAAATCTACTATCGTTTTATCTTTTAAAAATGGTACCTCAGTATTATTTTTTGATAAAAAATTATAAACAGTTTGTCTTATTTTTTTATTTATATTCTTTATAACCTTATTATAATCACCTTCATAATCTGATAAAGGTTCAACCCAAGCTGATATGTTTATATAAATAGATTTTGGGTTTTTATTATCAACACAACCATAAATTATACTATAGTTTTTATTGTCATTAACTTTTATTTGTTTTCCTGATTTCATATCTGATATTTTTATTAAATATAATAAATTACCAGGTAAAAGTCAATACCCTTAATGTGTTAGTTTACCCCAAATAGAAATTGCAATCCCGATAATTATTTGTATAAAAGACATAACGGCTATGGCAGCGACCCAACGATTTTTTTGTTTATATAATTCATCTTTAGCTTCTTTCATTTGAACTGGTGACCAAACATCGTTAACTTTTTGAATCCAATCGCTATTTTGATTAACTGATTTTTCTATGCCCTTAACATCATTTAACTTAAGATTCATTTCATTAAGCCTTAAATCAAAATCTGAACGCATTTTTTCATGGTTTTCGTTTAAACGTTCCAATTCTTTTAACACTAACTTACTATAATCAGCCCAACTATCTTTATTTTCTGCCATTTTTTTTTAATTTTCGTTTAATATATTTTTAATTTCTGAAAACATTTTTTCGTAATACTTTAATTTTGTTCTTTCAGTCTTTGAAGATAAAATATCTTCAGTTCCCAATTCAATTGCGTTTTTCAATTTCTCAATAAGATAATCGTCTGCTTTTATCTTACAAATTTTTTCTGTTAGTTTTCTTAATTGTAATATATTCTCACTAGGTAATATTTGAAAATTGTCATCACTAGGTGATAATTGAAACTCGCTCATTTTTTTTTGTTTTTAATCGTTGTTATTTAAAGTTACTTTTAGCTCAATTAATTTAGAAATGTTTTTAGCAAACTCCTCATTTATTTCAATTGTGTTCCTTAATAACTTATCTTTAACTTTAAGTAAACTATCTTTGGTTTCCAAATCTGATTCAACTAATCTAATATCAATTAAATCAATACACTCTCTATTGATTTTATTATAAACTTCTATTTTTTCTTTGTCAGTAGACTCAATTAAAATTTTAAGTGCTTTTTTTTCGGTTTCTGTTAATTCAGAATATCTTTCATTATATTTTTCAACAAGAATAGAACTTAACATACTATTTGGGATATCATAAGATTCATTAACAACTTTTTCTTTATTTGTTGTTATGTAATCTAAAACATTTTTTATGTTCTTAGCGATTTCATTTACAGTTTTTGTGTTTTTATCTAAAAACACAAGGTTACTAATAGATGTGTGTAAATTACTAAGTTTTTCATCATAAGCTTCTTCTAATCTATTCTTAACATCTTTTGACAAAGAAACTAACTTTTCGTTTTCACTTAAAATGTTTTTTTTGTTAAATTTATTTAACAAAGCGATATTCTCACTTACAATTAAATTCGCAGAAAACTGGTCGTTTTCAATAACGTTTTCTATGTTTTCATAAACTAAAAATTGAGTTTTCAATATATTACTTTCCTTAAGCGCTTTAATGTATTTTTTGAACAATTTCTTTTTAGCCACATCGTTTGAAGCTATTCCTTCTGCCAAAATTTCACTAAACGCATTTTTTATTTTTCCAAAATTTTGCATAACTAATTTTTATTAATAAATATTGAAGTTTTAAGCAAAAAGCTTATTCGTCCAACATTTTATTTATGTCATTTATCATATTATTAACGTCTTCGTTAATCTTAACGTTTTTGTCGTATATTTTCACGCTAAGATTATCACCCTTACCCTCTTTGTTGACCGATTCAACCAACACATCAACAAAACGCCTTTGATATTTTTGAGTTCTATCAGATAATTTTTTATTCAAATGTTCTTTTCTTTCTGTTAATATTTTTTGAGTCTTCGCAATTGATTCTGCCAAGGCATCAGGTGTTGCACCAGCTTCAGGCGTTACACCAGCATCAGGTGTTGCACCAGCTTCAGGGGTCGCTCCAGCATCAGGAGCTGCACCAGCTTCAGCCCCAGCGTCAGCACCGAAAGCACCAGCATCAGCCCCAGCCTCACCTCCAGCTTCAGCACCAGCTTCAGCACCAAAGTCTAAATCTTCACCACCTAAACCGCCTCCACCGAAGCCTCCACCGCCTCCACCGAAGCCTCCACCGCCTCCACCAGCTTCTCCACCAGCTTCTTCACCACCTTGAGCTCCTTTAAGGGCAGCTTGATAATCACCATATATTTTATCAACGGCATCAAACATACCAGTATGTTTAATTACGGCCGAAGTATTTTGTAATTCAGCTGCTGCTGCTTTTTCCATACGTTGTTCTAACAAGTCTTGTTTAATTTCATCGTCAGACCAACCCAAGATATCCCTATGCGCTCTAGTCCAAGACATAACACTAAAACCAGAACCAATATCAGAAGTTGAATCTTTAACAAGGGCAACTTTTGTTTGCATGTGTTCAATCTTAAGCATTTCAGCTTGAGTTGATGGGTTATTAAGGGTAAGTGTAAAATTATCTAAATCGTCTTCAAATCCAAGAAGAAATAAATGAACAATCGCTATTTTATTTAATTCTTGTAACATTGATTGTTGAATACGGTTAATAGTTCTAGAAAAACGTATATCTTGCATCGCAAGGTTTTTACCATCACCAGCAGCTTCATCAAAACCTAAAAATGGTTTAGGTACACGCAAAGCTGTAAACAAGTTTCTTTGCAAATATTCAATATCGGCAATTTGGTCTAAGTTTGACGCACCTGGCAAAGTATCAATTGGGTTTGGTGCGCTTTCATCTCTAACTGGTATAAAGAAATCTTGGTCGTTTGAAAGTTGGTTGTATCTCAAATCAATTTGACCTGTTTGTGGGTCAATAATTGGCATACGCTTAAATCTATCAGCAATTGCGTTAACATATTGTTCAACATCTGCATCATCAATATTACCAACATATATTTTATATACACGTCTTTCTGGTGCTCTAGTCACACGATAAACAAGCATTGAATCCTCAGATAGGATAAGTTGTTTCCAGATACGTCTAGCTTTCTCTAATACACTGGTACCATAAGGTAAACGTCTATCATCACCCAACAAACGGAAATGTGCAATTTGCCATGAATTAAATTCAATATCACGACCTCTCCAATAAAATTTAACTTTATCTTTGTTTTCAGATTGGTCATCAGCAATTTCTCTACCACTAACTAAATCGTATAAACCAGCTTCTCTACGTTCTATTTCGTAGTTTGGCATTTGTTTAGCTGAAACAATACCTTGATTCTCATTGATATTCAAATACACAAAATTGTCACCATATTTACATGTGTTTCTAGTCCACATTGGTAATGTAGTGTGTAAATCCAAACGGTTAAAGAATAAATCCTCAAGGATACCCTTAACACGCTTACTGTCTGAGTATATATTAAGAACTCTACCTCTATCATTAACAGTAGTAGATTCTTCCATCATAACATCCAATGCGGCTGCAATTGTTGGGTAAAATTCCATAGCTTCAAAATCAGCGTAAGACCCAACACGCGTTGTTTCATAGTTAATTGATTGTTGAAATAAACCATTTTCGATTCTTTTCCAAGTACTTTGTAAATATTTGTTTTGCTGTGCTTGTAATTTAGCTGTTTCGTATTCTTCTTTGTTAGTTGTTTTTAATAACTCACCACCACCCAAATTAAAACGTTGTGTTGTTTGTTTTTGTGGTGGGTTATAATTTGGGTTAACAACTCTGTTTAACCTTTGAAATATAGTTAAATTTTCTTTTGCCATAATTTGTTTTTTATTTTAATATATTAAAAAATCTTAAAAATTAAATAGTTACGAAACATAATCACATGCTACGTATGCTAATCTGCTAGGTTCCCCACTAATTAAGATGTTATTATAAACGTAAGTATTAATAAAATCAATACCTTGCGAGCTAGGTGTTGCTGTGCAAAAATAAGGTGTGGTTTCTTTTATTTTATTTTTTCTACCACTATTTAATTGTTTGTCGTAATTAGTAGTACCTGGACACCATTTATAGACATCAAATCCTCCAGTTTTTCTAAAAAATACTTTTTTACATATATTAGCCATTTTTATTTAGGTTTAGCGAATAACCACGAATACTGACCTTTAGGGTCTTGAACATTTTTATATGCAGTATGCGTAGTGTTTATTTTTTGTGAAACAACTCCAGTCTCTGGGTCTTTTTCTCTAACAGTTGGTGTGTTAGATGCATTAGCACCACTAAGCCAACTATTTAATATTGCTTTGTTTTGTTTTTCAAGTCTCTCAAGTTTTTTAAATGAATGTTCCATCACCCATAAACCCATCGCCAACGACATAAGTAAATCATCATGGTAACCTTCCATATGGTCTGGTCTACCATTTTTGTATATAAACGTTTTCATTTCAGAAGTCATACGACTAGAACGAATTTTAATCGCGTTAGTTCTTATCTTATATTCCAAGTTTGATATCATAGGAACACGAACATTTGTAGCGTGAAATCCTGGAATTTTATCTTTTTTAGTGTAAGTATTTAATTCTCTTTGTCTAGCTGATAATATCTTACCACTAGCATCATCATAATGCAAACGTTTATAATTGAATTCAAGCAATTTAAGAACGGTTGAAACACCCATACCACCAGTTACATCGACAACAGTATAAGCTTCATACAAATCACCGTATTCTTCTACTATTTGAGCTAATAAATCTGGTTGAATCTTACCTTGATACTCCATAACTTGTTCCATGGTCGTAAAATCAACAATAACGATAGTAGAGCTATCCTCACCATCACCTCTAGAAACGTCGACTCCCATAATGTATTGATGATTTTCTTGAGGTTCTTCCCAAATCCAAATTTCATTTTCAAAACCCATGGTTATCTTAGGTTCGATTACATTATTCTTTTCGTGAAAATCAATATATTCTTCACTAATTACATTACCCCCAGAACCAATAAAAGATACGTCAAGCTCTTGAGCAATCATACGAGAATCGTTGTTCATACCCATACACATTTGTTCATACCACGTAGATGTTGGTTTCCAACCATCTTCTAATCTAGCTGTATAAGATTCAAACGTGAAGTAAATTTCTTTTTGAATGTCATCACCTTTAGTCCATCTTAAGTCTTTGTTATAACGCAAATCCTCAAACCATTTCATCTCAATAATGTTAAAATTATTTTTTTTGGTTTTAGCTTGGTCGTAGGTTTTAAAATATAATGGGTCCATACCATTAGGTGTTGAAATAAGCGTAGCTCTACCCCCAGTACCTAAGGCTGTAAGAGCAGCACCAAATACTTCAGCTCCATTATCAATATAGGCAGCCTCATCCATAATAAGGAATGTAGGTGTAAAACCACGCAATGCATCCTTAGATGTTGCCACCGCTTTTACACGACTACCATTTGGAAGTTTAATTTCTTTTTTAGAATCTGTGGTGAAAATTGTTCTACTTTCATTCTTAGGGTTACCGTAGTATTCGTGACCCCAAACCCATCTAGGTAATTGTGATAAAAAATCTTTAATCTTAGCCAAGAATTCAAAAGCTAATTCTTGTTTGTTGGCAATAATCAATACGTTTTCTGGGTTATCAGAATCGGCCCATGCCACTTTTATTCCCATATATGCTGCGGTAGTGGTTGACACACCTGCTTGTCTAGGTTTTGTTACTAAGTTAAACCTGTGTTTTTCATATGCGTTTATTATCTCCTTTTGTCTAGGAAATAACTTAAAGGGAACAAACCCTTCTTGCGTTTTGTCGAATGTTTCCAAATAAGTCTCAATCGCATAAACTGGATTCATAAGACATTTAGAATATTCTTTAAATATTTCTTGTGCTGTTAGCATATTTACTTCTTTTATATAATAAATATGTTGAAATCAACTAAACTAAAGGTTTTAAAATAAATTAGGGGCTAAAAAACCCCTATATTAAAATAAACCATCACTATCAAAGACATCATCGTCCTCATCAAGTTCAATATTATCACCAAACATAATTTCGTCTAATGAATAAAAATCTTTTTCTTCTCGTGTATTTAATTCATTCATAGCGTTGTCAAATTCTTCTTCTTGAAGTTCTTGTTTAACCCTGTCCATAATTTCTTTAACCACTTTTTTACCTTTGTTTGTACCAGCTAATATTTCCCTCATGTTTTCGTTAAATTCTTTTACTGGCATTGACGCTAACTCCATATATAACTGATGTTTTAAATGAAAATCATCAGAATCAACACAATCAGTAAATCGGTCCCAAAGTGCTGGACCTATTCTCATATCCCATGGCTCTGCTGCTAAAAAATCAGCTTTATCAACTACATAGTCACCCAATTTTTTATCTTTAGGTAAACCATGTGCGGATAACAATTCCATAACACCCTTAACCAATTCATGAATAAGAACTGGAAATATCATCGCTTCAGCTTCAATAACAGCCTTAGGGTTTTCAGCGGTTGGGAATGTTACCTTAACAACGCCACCGTTGGTTCCGTTATCCATTTTAGGTATAATATAGTACATATAATCAGCCGCAGACATAACCTTAGAATAACGATTTAATAAACGAGGGTCCATATTGGTTAATTCATCATCAACCATATGAAACATATGGTTTGTTTTTTTTGCCGCACCTTGAATCATTGCATTAAGAAAACGTCTTTTATAAACCTCATCCTTTGCGTTAACCATATCCTCATGACTTTCAAATTGATAATCATTTGATTTAGGTTTTGGGTGTTTTTTCGTACCCTCTAACATTATGTTAGGTGATAATTTAGCTTTAATTTCAACAATATCTTCTGGCATATCATATTCTTCACGAATCATCTTTTCAGCCAATGCCTCTAAGTCTTTTTTGTGTTTGGCTTCTAATGCCATAGTTTCATGAACCATAGGCATCATTTGCGTCATCAATTTTGAGTTATCAATATCCTCAACATCAAATGCTCGTTTATAACGGTTAACGACTTCACTGAAGCGTTTACCCATTATTTTTTGTTCAAAATTATTTTCATCACCCTCAGGTATTGCAGGGTGTTTACCCAATGAATGTTTTCTTTCAGCTAATTCTTGTTCTAACTGTGGGTGCATTCTTTCCGATATATTATCACCATAAACAACACTTTCATTTAATTTAGTATTGTTTCTATTTTGTGATTTTAATAATGCTTGTTCAGCTATTTTCCTGTAATCGCTCATATTATTTAATGTCTTTTTTCTTTATCGTTCTTAGAACTACGTTTTCAACAACGGGTTGTTGTGTAGCTGCTGGTTGTGTAGCTGCTGGTTGTGTAGCCGTTGCTTGTGTAGCTGCTGGTTGTGTAGCCATTGATTGTGGTGTTCTTTCTTTTGCTTGGTTTTTAAGTGTTCTAACCGTTTCTGCAAATTTAGGTAAACCTAACCCTATCAAATCAGCTATTTTTACTAAAAACTGACTTTTTTCTATTGGATTATTTATTTTACGTATTTTATTTAAAATATTAGAATTCCTAGAAATAGTAGTCAACAACACATCAACATCTCTTTTAATATCAACTTGAGGTTGCATTGGTTCGTTTTCAGCTAATTCCTTTCTTTTAGGTGCCCCAAACACTCTAGTTTCAAAGAATTTTTTAAACTCTCTTAAACCCATATATCTTTCATCTTCAAGCATTGTAGTAGCCGCCAATTCTGGTATTGTTTTAAATTTTTTAAATTTACCATTTTTTTCGTTTACTATAAAGTGCTTATACTCACCAAGGTTAAGACTTTCAGGTTGAGAAGATTTTTCTTCACTTTCATTTGTTAATTTTTCTCTTTCAAGCATAGGTTTAGCAACTTTATTTTCAAATTCATCAACATTGTAAATCATGTTACTACCATCTTCATTTATCTCATCAAAACAATAAACACCTAATACAATATTTTTATTTGGGGTTATCCCTCTAACCATCTGATATTTTTTATCTGAAATATTAAACGGCTGTGTTATTTGACCAGTATTAGGGTCTTTTACATTTGAAAGATATTTTATTGTTGCGGCATCTTGTGGTTGTATTACATCATTAATCTCATTAACTGGTAAAATATTAATTTCTTGTCCTTTTAGGTCTTTAATAGTTTGAGTTAATTCATTTTTTTTTACCATTATAGTTGGTATTTTTTTACCGCTAGTATCCAATTCTTTTAGTTTATTTTTTGTGTTCATGTTTGTTTAAATTATAATTCAATATTAGGTCTTTTTCGTATAGCTTTTCCTCAATATCTAGCAAAGCTTCACCAAATTTAAAACAAATTCTTTTTTCAGGATATGTTTCATAATCATTTATGTTTTCCCAAGCCAACGCTACAACACCATCGATTGCGTCCCAAACAGCAAATGTGTCGCTATTTTGAATCACATCCAACATTAATTCAGATTCAAGTCGGCCAACTTTTTTTATAAAAGATTCATGTGGTGGGAGTGGTCTACCAGACGCAGGGTAAGTATCCCACTCATCACCATCTATACCTTCTGTTGTATCAGAAAATATAAACTCATAAAGGTAATCACCTTTATAATCTTTACCAACATAGTTCACATAAACCAAAAATAATTTACCCATTACTTTTTAGCTTTTGGGTCTGGTTGTGTTTCCCTCTGAGGTAAAAAAGGTTTATTTTTTCTAGACGGTTGAATAGTAGGTGATTCTTTAGGCATTGTTTTAGGTTCCATTGGTAAAACCAATGGTTCTTCGTAATTAAATGTTTCTTGTAATCTCATTTTTAAATAGTTTTTATCAAATATACTAAAATTTTCTGATATATTCAACTCTTCCGACGTACTTTTTTTACCCCACTTTTTACCCTTGCCTCTCGTACCACAAGAAGATGGTGTTGGACGACATGCTGGATATTTTCTTTTCTCACCATCTTGTCTACCACATGGCTTGCATTTCTTTCTGCCAGTATCTGGGTCTTTCCTACAGGTGTTGCAATCAACCCAACCGCTAGAACCTTCTCCACCTTTTCTAGAAAACCATCCATGAAGACCTTGTGATTTTTCTTTTGAGAAATCAGTTTTTTTAGCTTCATATACGGTTAATTCATCCAACTCTTCTTTACCAACTCTATTGTATCTCCCTTTTTTTATAAAAGGGTCATTCGTTGTTACGTTAGGTACACCAAATTCATTATCATTATCTTTGTATTTTAAATAATCTGGGTCTTTTTGTAAATCTATTTTGAATTGTTTTTTAGCGCTTTTACCAATATCCTCACCTTCATTTGATTTGTTACCCCAATTTGCAGCACCAACATTACGACATTTAACTAGCGCGCCAGATGCATAAGCTGATGGCCATACGTCATACCTAGCTTTAACCTTGTGATAACAAGCATCTCTTTTCTTTTTCTTTTTTTTCTTTTTACCTTCCTCAATAACTTCATATATTTCATAGGAATCATCATCAAATTGAGTTTTTATGATTTCAACTTGCAATTCACCAGAACCCTTGATAACTCTATGAAAAGTGTCTTTAGGTATAAAGTATTCTTCACCAACGGTTAACTTTGTTGGTAATTCGTTGTCAAATTGTACCATCCAATCGTTTTCATTTAATGGTAAAACAACTCTATCTTCATGGTCTCTGTGCCATACAAGTTCACTTTCAGGTATGTCGTGTGAAAATGTGCGTCTTACTATATTTCCGTTTTCTGTTTCTTTATACGGTTTCATATTACTTTTTATTTTTTTCTTGCCATTTATATGATACAGAATCTTCTTCTATAGGTCCACCCTTAGCCCATGTTCTACAAGACCTAGCTGAGTGACATTTGAAGTGGTGCATCCAACAATAACCTAATCTACCATCATCGTCTGATATCGGACCTGGCATGCATTCATCCATTCTAGGTGATATATCAAAAGCAACACAATTACCACATTTTGATTTTTGAGCTGCTTGAACACTGGTATCCCAATGGTCAGCTATTTTTTCCCAAAAATCAGCTGGTTCGTCAACATTTAATGGACCATATTGTATATGTTTTTCTTTTATCGCAGAATCTCTGTTATTAGTGTTTAACTCTAAATTTTGAGTAGCTTCTGGACAGTCCATTTCTGGTTTACCCAAAAGTTGTCTATTTTTTCTTTCAATTAATAGTTTTTTGTTTTTCTCTATTCTTCCCATGATTTATTTGTTTTTTTACCACCAAGTACCACCACCCGATAACCCTAATAATTTAGCATATCTAGGTAATCTACATGACCAATAACCAGCTTTAGTTTTGTCATTTTTAGTTTTACAATTATGTCTATCAGCAAACGCTTTTCTAGCCTTAGGGTCTCTTAATTTAACAGCTAAGTTTCCACCACCACCTTGAGCACCAAAAGAAACTTTTTTAACTTTACTAGTCTTAGGATTTCTAACATATACATAGAATTTTTTAGAACCACCACGTTTAGGTTTACCTAGTTCTACTTTTTTACCTTGATACTCAGCTTCGTTAATAGCCTCTGTTTCAAACTCTTCAAAAATAGTATTTAATTTAACTTTATTTTCGTTAACCACAACAAAACCATTATCATAATCATCAACAATAAATTGGTCATTTTCATTAAGTTCAATTAAACCTTTTTGTTGCAATTGTCTAACTTCTTTCAATAATGATTGAAATTTTTCTGAGCCGTATCTAAATACTGATTCACCTAATGCCATATTGTTATTTAAATGATAACCTAAGTCTTTTGACACAGTAACTGGTTGGTTTAATTTCATGGCTTGTGACCATTTAGAATAATCCATTTCTTCACCAGAATCTTGGTGTTCATCGTTTAATCTACCTTCAACAAAATGGTAAACCTCTTCAACATCATCAGCAGATGTGGCAATGTGGTCTAGAGCCCAGCCATGACCATCGGATAACAAAGCGTCGACTTGGTCACAGTCCATGTTTAATAATTCAGATGCAGCATGAACCATTGTTTTTAAATTTTGCCAAAACATATAATTGTTTGAACCTTCTTTCATTTCGTTTATATGTTTGAATTTCGCTTCTTCACTACCCTCAGGTGCAAAAATGCTTAATCTTTTTGGTTTTTCAAGCATAAAACCACCTTCTTTGATTGGTTCTTCATTAGGCGAAAAGTTAAAATCACCAGAACCGTCATTCCCGTTATCGGGTCCGTCGAAAGAACTATCTCCAGCGTCGGAGTTATTTTGGCTATCGTCACCAAAATCTTGTGTGTCATCTTTTCCAGATTTATTTATTTTTTTTATAATATCGTTTTTGTCTTCTTCATCCATATCAGCAGTATTTGTTGCTGAAATTACTGAGTTGATTGCAAATTTTTCCAATTCAAAATCTGGTTGACCTTGCTCTTTGGTGTATTGTCTAAGTGATTGTCCTAACTTACCGCTCAACTGTTCAATAAATTTTTTAGGGTCAGTTTCTTCATCAGCTTCAACACCAGCATCAAATGGTTCTTTTTCAAATGACATATCATTTGCTGGTTCTTCAGCTGGCGTATCACCCACAGGTTCTTCAGCTGGCATTTCCTCACCACCAAAATCGCCAAAACCAGCGTCATCAGCTGGTTCTGTTATGGGTTCAGCTGGAGCAGGTGCTGGAGCAGCGGGAGCCGCTGGAGCAGGCGCATCCAGTTTTAATTTATATTTTTTAGCTTCGGTTAAAGTTTTTTTTTTAAATCAGCAATTGCTTCTTGAATTTCTTCAAGAGTCATATCTTCGTTTTTAGTTGCACCAGCAATTTTATCAGCATATGTGATTTTATCTTTAGGTTCAGCCAAAGCAGCGAATTTTTTATCTTTAGGGGAAATAGGTTCATCACCTTCTGGGTACATTTTATCTAAAGCTGTTCTAGCTTTACCCATACCACTAGATAATTTTCTAGCTATTACAGATTTTAAATCTCTACCAGCGTCACCCAACAATTGTAACAATTCTTTAGCTGACATGTTCTCTAAGTCTAATTTGTCCATTAAATCATCTGTTGATGTGTCTTCTTCTCCAAAATTTTCGTTGGTTTTTTTCTTTTTAAGAATTTTAAAATCCTCACCATCAATTTTTGATTGGTTACCTTTTAATTCTTCTTTAATACCTTTTTCTTTTTTAACGTCTCTAACACATGCTTCATATTTTTTCTTGTCTTCACGACCAACACTAGCAGTACAGATAGCCCATGGGTTGTCTTTATCTTCAGCTTCATCCAACTCTTCTTCATCAGATTCGTTCAACATTGCATCAATAGCCAACTCATCTTCAGTAAGAGTAACTTCTTCCATTTCATCAATGGCCTTTTTGTTAGCAAGATTATCCCCACCTTCTTCTTTAACCTTACCACCCAAATCAGTACCTTTGGTATCAGTAATGTGTTTTGTCGCTTCTTTAGCAGCACCTTCTGTTAATAAGTTATCGTTGACTAACACATTGAATGTGTTAACAATATCAAAAGATTCGCAAATTGAATTAAATTTTAAATTTAAGTGTTTTGTTGCTTTAGCATATGTAGGATAAGCTTCTAGTTTTTTATTTTGTAAACCACCAATGTATTTAAAATCTTCAGCTGTAACATTTGAAGTCTTGTTAGATATTTTAATATAGTATTCATGGTTTTCTCTTATGATACCATAGGTTTTACCATCTGGACCAATCTTTGTTAATTCAACAGCTGAACGTGATAAATTTTCAACAATAGGTGTTACACCCATAAGTTGTTTCATACGTTCATTTATTTCATTTCCTTTAAGACCAATTGGATTGATTCTAAAATTTTTTTCCATAGTTTTATTTATTTCTTTATTTTATTTTTGTAATTATTATAAATTAGGTGAACCCAAATATACATCTTTATTTTCACCTAGTAAATAACAACCAGTAGTTGCGCTTATACTTCTAATCGCTAAATCAATAGAAGATGCCGCGCCAACACTAACCGACACACCATTAATTATAGCTGTACAACCAGCGGAACCACCATAAATCGTGGTGTAAGTATGTGCACTCAAATTTGGTGTTTGAGCTGGTATTATTATACTATATACATCGTTATTTTTTGGCATAATCTTTTCTTTTCTTATAAATATGATTATTTTTCTAATTATTCAATTTTTAATAAAAATTATCTAATTGTTAATTAAAGGAATTTAATCAACATCAAAATTTTATACTACTTCATCAATAGGGTTGGTAATTCTTTCTTCTTCTTTATATTCCACTCCAAGATTAGATAACCTAAACAATAGGTTATCTAATTCAGTGTAAAATTCCAAAAATGGCATTCCAGTTTCAATTTGTTGATTATCTTCTAATTTCCCATAATGGAAAATATCTATTTCGTTGTGTGCTAAATAATATCTCATTATACTAATCCTCCATCTATTATTGTCCAATTGTTAGGTGCTGATATTAAAACAGTTTTTGCGGCTATAGCTGCGCTCGTATATTTAATCGCACCAAAATTTATCGCTAAGTTAGGCTTGACAACTCTTGTTGCCCAACCTATTAATAATGCGTCATAATTAGCGGTGCTAATTCCACTTAAATTTGCAAATCCTAATGTTACTCCGTTAAAAACTGTAACTAACGATACGTTCCAACTACTTAGATTTTGGTTAAAATTTGTAGTTCCGTATAACATACTTGTCATATTTGTAACTTTTGCTGTGTTCCAAGAACCAATATTTGTATTAAAAGCTGTAGCGTTACTAAATAATGAGTTCATAGTTGTTACATTCGCAGTACTCCAAGCGGTATAAGTACTTCCGTTTACCGTTACTGTTTTAGTGCTTATATCTTGATTAAAATTTACTTGTCCTTCAAATATGTAATTCATGTTAGTAACTTTTGAAGTGTTCCAATTTTTAATAGAATCAGAACCTCCATTATTAAAATAAGAAGAAGATAAATCATTAGAGAAAACAGCTTCCATTAGAGTTACATTTAACGTATCCCAAGCCGTATAAGTAACTCCATTCACTGTAACAACTTTTGTTCCTACATCTTGATTAAAGTTGGGTTGTCTTTGAAACAAGTTTCTAAAATCAGTAGCTTTAGAGGTATTCCAATTTTTAATGGAATCGGAGCCACCATTATTAAATGAACCTTGATTTAGTTGATTAAAAACACCAAACATATAATAGAAAGTAGTTACATTTGAAGTATCCCAAGCTGTATAAGTAACACCATTCACTGTAACTGCTTTTGTACCTATATCTTGATTAAAATATCCTTGATACGAAATCATAACATTCATGGCTGTAACCTTGGAAGTATTCCAATTTCCAATATTCTGATTAAAAAGACCTAAAGTAATACCTCCACCGTATAACATATTACTCATGGTTATAACGTTTAAAGTATCCCATGCTGTGTATGTCGATGCGCCAACGGTAACTGCTTGTGTGTTTATTGGTTGATTAAAAACAGGTTGATTTCTAAATAATTGGGACATATCTGTAACCTTGGAAGTGTTCCAATTTTTTATAGAGTCAGAACCGCCATTGTTAAATGAACCAGCAAAAACTGTGCTGTTAATATAAAGCATTACATTCATATTTGTTACATTAGAAGTATCCCAAGCTGTATATGTAACTCCATTTACTGTTACTTGCTTAGTTCCAATATCTTGATTAAATAATCTTTGATTTTGAAACATAGACTGCATAGTGGTTACTTTAGAAGTATTCCAATTTCCAATATCTTGATTGAAGTTTCCAACACCTGTGGCATTTTGAGTTATAAACATATATGACATATTAACCACATTTGAAGTATCCCAGTTTCCTATATATGAATTAAATAATCTACAATTAAAAAACATATTTGACATACTAATAATATTACTAGTGTCCCATTCATTCATTCTATTAACAGTTGTTAATGTACGACATTCTCTAAATGCGGAAGAAAAATCAGTAGTTCCTGTTAAATCTAAAACATCTGTTACATTTGACAAAATTAAATTTGTACACCCATAAAAATAACTAGAATTGTTACCTAACCTAAAACTAGTACCCCATTGAAGAATGTAGATTAACTTTAGCCTATCACCAAGATTATTAAATCTCCAACCGTAACATACCCCAGTTATTACTACTCTATAACCACCAGAATTAGCGTACGTGTGTGTTGTTTCAGCTTGATTCCAACTAGTTATTTTACTAGTTGACCCATCACCCCAATCAACGATAAAACTATAAGTTCCAGTTGATTCAAGTGGTAGTTTAATTTGTGTTGCTGTTGAACTACCTGTACTTATGTTTGAAGTTATCCATGTTGATATAAAGCTTTTTGTTGTTGGCGGGTAAGGTGTTTCACCTAAAATAAAACAACCAGTACCACCACTTACAGTGTTAATGTTTAAATTAAAATTAGATGTACCACCAACATCAACGATAACACCATTAAGAGATATTGTACAACCTGTCGTTCCCCCAAAAACTTGAGTATATGTTAAATCATATAAATTTGCGTCTTCAGCTGGTACTATAAAACTATAGACATCATTTATTTTAGCCATTCTTTTTTTATTATAAATAGTCTATCTAAACAAAAAAAAAACATCCGAAGATGCTTTTAATTTATTGTTTTTCATGTTTTTTCACAACGTCATATACTTTACTAAGAATATTTTTTTGTTTATCACTTATTTTGATTACAGTAGTTTCAGTTGTTATTATTTTATTGTCGTCTATTTGCCTTACTTCCAACGGTGATGATACCACCATGGTATCTAAACTTACACCGTTACTACCACTTCCTTGGTCATTATAAACAATTTGATTCACCTTATTATTTTTTACAGTAGTCTTTTTCGAGATTTCAGGACCAATATTGGCTAAACTATCAAGCATTTTTTTAATCAACATAAAATCTTTTTGTTTTTGATTATTATCAGAAACCAATTGATTATTTAATGATAATGTTTCAGTATAGTTTTTAATAAGTGTGTTATACTGACTGGCCATACCACTACAATCATCAGTAGATAAATAAACAGTTCCTATTGATGATAACGTAGATAAGATTACAACAACCAAAAAGGCTTGTAATCTGTGCGCTGGGTTAAGATTTTTAATTGCGTCAAACATGATAGATTTTTATAAATAAATATCGTGTTAGTTCGAAAGAGGTGCTTTTATTGTTGGGTGTGATTGATAATTTTCTAATTGAAAATTAACTTGGCCATTTATAGCTTCATCAAATCCTTTGTGTTCTAGGTTAGCTAGAAATATTGGGTTTAATATTAATGTTGGTAATGGAAAAGGTTTCCTTGTTCTTTTATATAGTTTAGCAATATATTCTATTTTCGGTTCTTTTTTTAAAGCATCCATACCTGATTGTTGTAGGTGTTCTATAATTTCATCTTCAGTAAACTCTCTTCCAATCTGTTCTTTTGCTTGTTCAATATGATTTGAATACAAATGAACATCACCCAAGTTTCCAATTAGTTCATCTGGAACCATATTTACTTCTTTTGCAAGAATTTCTAATAACAACCCATAAGAAGCAATGTTGAATGGTAAACCTAAGAATGTATCTACTGAACGTTGATTCCACATTAAAGAGATTGCTCGGGTTGGAACATTCCATTTATCATAATCTTCATGACTACATAAATTATCACCAATCCATTTATAAGCTAACACATCATCGTTTGTTTCTTTTGGATGCCTCTTGATATATTCATCGCACCTTTCTTCCAAACTCAATTTTCTTGTATAAACTTGAAATGAAAAATGGCATGGTGGCAGTGTCATTTGGTCTAAATCACTTACATTCCAAGCATTAACCATTAATCGTCTTGAGTCTGGATTTGTTTTAAGGTCGTTGATTAAGTTTGCTATTTGGTCGATTCCTCCAATATATTTGTCAAACTTATCATCAATTACTTTAGCAACTTGAATTGGACAAAAAGATTTTTCATCGTAACCAAGCGTTATATTTTTATAGTAAACTTTTCTACCTTCATCTTCATCACTGTAAAGAGATTGGTCAGAATCCTGTATCGGTGTTGTCAACCATTCAGTACCATTAGCAAATGAATGTAAATCGCTCCACTTAACAGTCCAACCATTATCAGTTTTATGTAAAAAACCTGTTTGTTTAATATCTTTCCATCCACCCCAGTTCCGCCATTGAAATCCGTATATTTTTCCTAACTCACCCCACTTCTTAGCAAACTCATCATCTGTTTTGATTTTATTGATGAATTCTTCCATAGTTGTATATTGAAAATCAACTAAGGTAAATGGGTCTTCTTTTCTGAATTTGTTAATTTCTTCTAATTCGTGTTTATGGTATGCTTTCAGAGCATCACCATCCCAAATATGACAATTATTATCAACCAAAAACTTAATATTTGTATCACCTCTTAAGAACCAAAGAAGTTCTGTTACGATTGTTTTGAATGACATTTTCTTGGTTGTAAGTAAAGGAAAACCATCTTTCATATCATGACGTATTTGTCTTCCGAATACTGAGATTGTTTCACCGTTTCTTGTTTCTTTTTTAACTCCGTTGTCAAGAATGTCTTGAAGAAGGTCTGTGTATTGTTTATCTAGTTTATTCATTTACTTTAATTTTAACTCTACCTGATGTTATTAGTTCAATTACTTTCATACATTCACTCCAATTTTTGCAGCTGCTTAAGTCTATTTGTATTATGTTTCGTTTATCTAATTTATTCATAACTTTCTATTGTTTCGTTTGTAAAATAAAATTTTTAACATTGTTTCACCTATTCCAATATCTCCAGTAACAATTGATATTAGTGTAACCCCAACTACAATCATAAAAAACAATACAAGTACTGAAAGAGGTATGATGTATAGTAGTTCTAATTTATTCATAACTTTCTATTGTTTCGTTGTTGTATGTTATTGTGATTAGTTTGGTTGGGATGTTAACATCATCTAAATGTTTATGTAATGTGTGGTCTTCATTTACACCAACAAACATCTTTATATTTTGAGCAACTTCATTATGATTTGAACCAGCAATAAAACTTCTTTCTTCCAAACTCAACTCTCGTTCTTCAATCTTTAATCCCCACTTTTCAGAGTACTTTTCATCTGTCTTAATCCAGTAAATATACTCAGGTAGTGATATATTTTTTCCCGTAAAAGTAGGTTCGGTCATAGTTAGATAATTCTTATAAGATTCACCGATAAGGTCCGTGTATTGTTTATTAGTATTGTTCACCTTCTTTACGTATGTGTCTTTGTCAATTTTCCTACCAAACTTTTGCTTTACCCATTTTTCCATCTTTTGCATGTCTTCATCTAATTCTTCATGTTCATAAATGTCTAATTCATCGCAAAAGCTACAAACTTCATAAAAATTATCTAATAATTTTTGTAGGCGTTTTTTTTCTATTGTTACGTGTTTACTCATCTTTTTGTAATTTTAAATATTCATCAATCTGTTCTTGTGTCGGTTTAGCGTTCTCATGCTCTTTGCTAAAATTGTAAGTTCTACCATAGCTAGTTGTGATTTCTTTTTTACCTTCAAAAAATTCAATCAATTGTTGTTTGGTACATGATTCCACAACATGACCGTGGTCATCAGAGATTAGGAAAATGTTAGCTGTTGGAATGTGATACGCTTTAAGCACATCACCTTCAAAGTTTAATAACCCTAATCTTTTATATTCTTTATTTTTCATTATCTTCTAATTAAAATGTATTTGTAATTTTTTTGCGGTATTTCAACAACATCTGGTTCAGAAACTTTTCTAACAGATTCATAAACTTTTTGATTAAAATGATAGTTGGTCAGTTTGACTTGAGCCATGCGCAGATATTCACCACTTGAATCTTTATGTACTATTTTACCATCGTCGGTTGGGTAAAAATAAACCATACCACCTATGTGTTTAGCATTTTCAACCAAATCTTTATAGTTACCTCTAAATAGTCTAACATCTATTGCTTTAGAAGTCATGGTTCTTTTAAAAACTCTTTCAAAACTAAATGGGTCATAAATTGAAACTTCATCTAGGTCAAAATGCATAAACATCGGCATATCCACAACACCAATAAAAGGACATCCTTCGACATCCTTTACTGTTGTTTTATTTGTAATTAACATAATTAGTCAGTTACTACACTGGCACCAGCAGAAGCTGTTATGTTTTCATACTCACCCATAGCTGATTTCATTTTGGTGTACAAAGCTGGGTCCACAGTCTGTGTTGCTTCGTGATAAACGATAACTGCATTAATAGCGGTTACCATAAATTTGGTCACGCTTTCAATTTTTATTTTATTTTCAACTTCTTTTAATTCTGTGACTTCAGTTAATATTGATGAGACATCAACATTATCTAATTTTTCAAAATTATATTTTTTAATGTGAGAATTGAATACAACACCTTGACTATCTGCTAACTCAAAACGAGTATAGTCAATTTCAGAAACATTAGGGTATTTGTATTGAGTTCCTTTGCTAAAAATAATTGTTAGGTTTTTTGTTGTTCTATCATATGTAGATGCACATATGTTAGATGAGCTAAAGATAGCTTTGGTTACATTGTCTTTTTCTTGTTTTTTTAAAAGCATAATTGTTTTATTTAATAATTGTTATTTTGCGTATGTTTTATAAGATACGATGTCTTTTAAGTTGAAAATACTACCAATGCTGGTTAGAGTGTTATTTATATCGTCTTTTTCATCTAGAATAACGATTATATAATCACCAGTAATCATAAGTCCACAATCTTCAAATGTTTCTAAGGTTCTAGAAACGTTACCAGATTTTGTCAACAATTCAACTTTACCAAATTTAGGTGCTGTAGGTATCATATAAATTAAATTTTATACAAATATACTAATAATAATTATAAAAATCAATATTGCTATTTAAAAATAAATTAGTATATTTGCAAAAAGATTTTAAATATATGGATAAACCTATAGACCCAAAAGTTAAGATGATTATGAATCAAGCAATCAGAGAAGCTAAAGAACATGATGATAATAGAATAAAACCAGAGCATGTTATTATGTCTATTATGATAGATAATGATAACGAATGTGTTCAAGCTTTAACATTAATGAGTATTGATACTTTTGTGTTATATGATAAAGTATCTGATTTTACTAGAAAAAATGACCTAACACCTAGAACTGGTTACAACAATAGAAAAAATCTACCCTTTTCAGATGAGATGAAAGTTATAATAAAAAACTTGGATAAACATTGTGAAAAGTTAGGCGATAAAAAAATAGATGCGTCACACGTAATGTTGAGTATTCTAGATTCAAAATTACCGATAGTTAACCTACTAACCGAATTAGGTATCACCTACAACAAATTTTTAAAAACAGTAAAAAACATGGATAAATTCGAACACAAAAACAGCGCTTTTAGTAATGATGAAAACGATGAAAATGAATCTTTTAGAAAACCTAAGAATAAAGATTCAAAAACAAAAACACCAGTATTAGATAATTTCTGTAGAGATATTTCTAAGGCGGTTGAAAACGGTCAAATTGACCCAGTAGTTGGTAGAGAAAATGAGATTAAAAGAATATCTCAAATCCTTTCACGTAGAAAGAAAAATAACCCAGTGTTGATTGGTGAGCCTGGTGTTGGTAAAACAGCCATCGTAGAAGGTCTTGCCCAACTTATTTTTGAAGGTAATGCCCCTAGAACACTTACTGGTAAAAAAATCTATATGTTAGACCTAGCGTCAATTGTCGCTGGAACCAAATACCGTGGTCAATTTGAAGAAAGAATGAAAGCTATTTTAGAAGAATGTAAAAACAATACAGATATTGTGTTATTCATTGATGAATTACATACAATAGTTGGTGCTGGTAATTCTAGCGGTTCTTTGGATGCTTCAAACATTTTTAAACCAGCTCTAGCTAGAGGGGAAATTCAAATCATTGGTGCAACAACCCTTGATGAATATCGTGAAAATGTTGAAAAAGATGGTGCGTTAACTAGACGTTTCCAACAAGTTCTTGTTGAAGAACCAACACTTGAGCAAACAAAGGTTATTTTGATGAACATCAAAGAAAAATACGAAGCCCACCATAAAGTAAAATATACCGAAGAAGCCATTGAAGAATGTGTTAAATTATCAGCGAGATATATTATGGATAGAGCCATGCCAGATAAAGCTATTGATGTGTTGGATGAAGCTGGTGCCACTACAAATATTTCTGTTGAAAAACCAGAAGTTATCAAAGACTTAGAAGAACAGAAAAGATTGATTAATGAGCAAAAAGTAGACGTTGTTAAAAAACAATTATACGAAGAAGCTGCTAAGTTAAGAGATAGAGAAAAAGAAGTTACGGATAAGCTTGAAAAAGCAACACATGATTGGCAAGAAAGTTTAGATTCAAAAATTACCGAAGTTGGTGTTGAACTAATTTCAGAGGTTGTTTCTATGATGACTGGTATTCCACTTAATAAAATCTCAACCCAAGAAAGCAAACGACTTATGAATATGGACAAGGAGTTGAGTGGTAAAGTAATTGGTCAAGACGATGCTGTTGTTAAAGTTGTTAAAGCTATAAAAAGAAATAGAATCGGAATCAAAGATAAAAATAAACCAGTTGGTTCGTTTATTTTTCTAGGTCCTACTGGTGTTGGTAAAACACTTTTCGCTAAATTATTAGCTGAACATGTATATGGTGATGCTGACGCTCTTGTTAGAGTAGATATGTCTGAATACATGGAAAAACATTCGGTATCGAGATTAGTTGGTCCACCACCAGGTTATGTTGGTTATGACCAAGGTGGTCAGTTGACTGAAAAAGTTAGACGTAAACCACATTGTGTTATCTTATTCGACGAGATTGAAAAAGCTCATGATGATGTATTCAACTTATTATTACAATTACTTGACGAAGGTCATTTAACTGATGGTCTTGGTCGTAAAATTAATTTTAAAAACGCTCTTATAATTATGACATCAAACATTGGTGTTAGAGAAGCTAATTCGTTCGGAAAATCAATGGGTTTTGAAACTGGTACATCAAGTTTTAACGAACAATCTAAATCTAGAGCTATTATTGATAAAGCTTTGAAAAAGAAATTTAAACCAGAATTTCTTAACCGTATTGACGAAGCTATAATTTTCAACTCTTTATCTAAAGAAAATATTAGAGAAATTATAAATATTGAAATTAAACACTTAGAAAAACGTTTAGCTGAATTAAAGTTTAATTTGGATATTTCAGAAGAAGCATTAGACTTTATCGCGAAACAAGGTTATGATGAAGAATACGGTGCAAGACCGTTAAATAGAGCCATTCAACATTATGTTGAAGACTTAGTAGCCGATGAAATCCTTACAGAAGTCTTCGAGGAAGGTGACACTATTAAAATTGTTTATTCTAAGGATACTGAAACATTAATTATAGATAAACCTAAAAAAACTAAAAAACAATAATATAAAAACCCACTTTTGTGGGTTTTTTTAATTTAAATAATATTTATAGTTAAACCAAAGACAATGTCAAAAGGATTTATAAAACAATTACTTAGAGAAGCAATCATGACCAAAGACAAACAAGACGTTTTGGGTGTATCTGATTTCGTTAATTTTGCTAAGGATTTTTTAGGTATCGATGATGATGTAAAAGTTGAACTAGCGTTTGAAAAAACAGCAGACCTTAGAACAACCGCATATTATCACAATAGTGACCATAGGGTTAAAGTCTACGTTAAAGATAGAGCTAAAATAGATATTATGCGTTCAATTGCTCACGAGCTTGTACATCACAAACAAAACATAGATGGAAGACTCACAGATACTGAAATAGATGGTGCTGATGGAAGTCCAATAGAAAATGAAGCCAATTCACTAGCTGGAATAATAATGAGAAAATGGGGTAGAATTAATCCTGAGGATTATGTATAGTACTAAGACACTATTAAGAGAAGAAATCGCTTTAAACGATAAAAAAATGTTATTGTCAGAACATTCATTAATGATGATTCAAAATTCATCGTATGTTAAAAATGTTTTAGGTATAAACGCACCTTTGAATGAAAGTTATTCTCTTTCAATTAGAAAACAAATTATTGAAGAACAAATTATTATTGAAAATTTATTAGATTCAATTAATAACTATGTTGGTAATTTAGTTCAAAAAGGTAAAGAAAAAACTTTAAATTTTATTAGCTCAGTAAAAACATTAAAAGAATTAGCTATTTTTTTTAAAGATATTTTATTAGATAGCGAATTAATGGATGAAGCAACACAAAACGTTAAAAATTCCTTAACAGAACAATTAAATTATTTTAAAAATAAAATAAAAGCAATCTTAACCATGGTTAAAGTTAACGTTCAAGGTTTAACCGATAAACTAAATACTTTTTTAGAAAATATTTTAAATTACGGTAATGGTTTAATAAATAAAAATGGTTGGGTTGCTTTTTTAACTATGTTAGGTTTAGCTGTTTTATTAACTTGGATTAACAAAAAATGGTTAGATTCTATTTCTGGTAATATTATTGATGGTCTTAAAAAAATTGATGGTGTAGTTAACCTTTTTAATAGTTTAAAAAATTTGATTAAAACTGCGGTATCAAATTTAGGCGTTGAAAAAATATTTGATTGGTTTAATGGTTTAGTTACCGAAGGTTCTGGTATTGGTTTAATTTTCACTATTTCTGAAATAATCATTATAATTTCAGAAATAGTGAAACCAACAATAAGAACAATAACAACAAAATTAAATTTACAAAAAAATTAACTATGAAAAATACAATCAAAGGTGGTAAATCGGATAAACTATCACTACATGACATAGCGGATAAATTTAAAGTAAGTGTTGATAAAATAAAATCTCAATTACAAAAAGGTGTTAAAATTGAAAGTGAGCACACTTCTGATAAAGAAAAAGCTAGAGAAATAGCCATGGACCATATAACAGAATTTCCAGATTATTATGACAGACTTGAAAAAATGGAAAAAGGTGCGAATAAAAAATGGGAAAATGGTAAAGAAAAAACTAATGAAGGTATAAAAAAATCTATAGCCGCAGCTTCATTGGGTTTAAGTTTAATGGGTAACCCTCAAATAACCAAAGGTTCAAACATAACACCAATAAGTCAAACACAAACACAAAAAGTTTTAGCTAGAGTAACCATCAAAGGTTCTCAACCAATATCAAAACCAGATTTAGATTTAGTTCATGGTGTGTTAGGTTCAAATAGATTACAAGATGATTTTGCTAAAAGAGTTGAAGACGAATTAAAAAACCAAGTAAACAACGGAAATAAACCAGATGTAGCTAATATACAAGTAAGAACATATATACAAGGTGATAAAATTATAACCAAAGCGTCTTGTGATATTGTTCAATCTGTAGATGGAATAGCTTATACGCATTTTACAACTAGAGGTTCTATTGGTTCTAATTATATTCAAAGACATGATAATCAAATAAATGGGTTAATTGATAGGTTAGAAAATAATTATGGTGGTGTTGCTAAACAAGTTGATGATTCAATTGAAATTTCGTTTAAAATAAATGGTGATATAATATCTTATAAACAAAGTTTTTTTGTTTCTTCTGATGATAAAAATAAAACAAATAATCAAAGCATACAACAAATTAACGGTACTGATATTAATAATTTAAGAGATAAATTAAACGCTGAAACAAAAGATATTTATATTGATATTAATTCTATTAGTGTAGATATGAAGAATTATAAAGTATCATATAAAACTGGTGGTGTTGGGATATATAAAATTTCTTTATTATTTGATGATTCTGGTAATTTAGAAGATAGATTAAAAAATATAAAAATTAAAAACCCAACGTTTAAAGAAATAAAAAGGGGTAGAATAAATAATTTGGATTGGGCTATAAGTGTAACACCTTATCAAGAAATAAAAACAAACAAAATGAACGAGAACAACAAAAAATTAATTAAAAAACTTCTTAGAGAAGAATTAGAAGAAGGAAAATATTGGAATATGGCTGGTACTTTGGGTATGGCAGCGGCAACTCTTGGCTCACCAAACGCTCAAGCAATGACAAAAGACCCGTTTAAAACTGAAAAAACTTATAAGGTTGGTGTAACCAAAAATGCCGATGGTACATATACATCAATAGCTAGAACAGATGGACCAACTAAAGAAATAGCTAAAGACTTGGCGATTAGTAAAGCTAAGACTCAAATAGTCTCAGCTTTAAACCTTGAAACGCCAGAATTTGAATTTGATGTGGTTGATATAAAATACGAAAAAGGTAGAAGTAATGTTATTTGTATTGTGCAAATAATTGCTAAAGTAGTAAAATAATAAAAGGGGCGTTAAACCCCTTTTTTATTACCTATATATTCGTGACTATAACATATTCGTTTATTGTCAGCAAAATGATTGTTATATGTTTTTTCGTGTTTAACATCAGTTCTTAACTTTTTGTTCTTGCTAGTTGGTTTCCATAACACTGATTTTTCCCTATATTTACCCATGCGCGGGTGTGCAGTTCTTGAAAAATATCTATGACCTTCATTTAAGTGTATTTCCGCTATCATATTTGAAAACCTAACACCTATACCCATTCCTTGAAAATCTGGCAACACAACGGTCCTATGACCTCTCCACGCATTTTTAACAGCACCATTTGGCATAGTGATAGCTGCACCAAAAGCAACTACAACACCATCCCATATTCCAATATAAAACCTAGCGGCTTTATTTACTTTAGCATCTAAATAATGATGGTTCCCAAACATTCTCCAACTATCATGGTTTGTGCGATATATGTCAAGTTTGATTTCTGGTCGGACAAAAAAAAACCGTCGATAAGCTCACCACTATCTGTATCTATAACCCAATCAGGTTCTAACCAATCTAATATATCTCTATGACACGTGGACAACACTACATTTTGAATGTCGTTGTTTTTTATATACCTAGATAAAGATACGCTAGCCGCTTTGGCCACGTTTCTATCAACAACACTGGTGTATTCATCGATAACAACATTTGATTTAATTTTCCTAGCTAAATCAGCTCTGAATTTTTCACCGTTTGATAAAACATGATAAGGTTTGTACCATGAAGGTACAGAATTAAGACCAACGGAGCTTAGTTTGTCCATTCCATCTTCAGGTGTTTCAAAATGTGATATGATTGATTTATTTGAATCCCATATAGGGTTTTCCTCAACACCAAATTCTTTTAACATACTAGATTTTCCTGACCCACTTGAGCCAACTATTACACCTACCTTAAAATTTTTTGGTAACGATTCTGGAATTAACCATGGATAAAATTTTGAAGTACCATCAAACAAACAATCAAAAGCTATTTCACTAGCTGTAATATATTCGTCACGAAGAACACTAGAAGTAAGTGGTTCTTGACTCTTGGTTAATTTCTCAATAACTTTTTGCATAAAACTCTTTATAGTAAATATGTCAAAAAGTCTAAAAAATAAAAGACTAGGGCAGAAAAATCTATCCTAGTCTTTTATATTAATTTGTTTTGTTTAAATTATTTACCTTCAGTAAGTCTACTTACTGCTCTTTCTAATCTAGCAATTTTACTCTCCATCAATTTATTTGATGAACTTAGTTTTTTAGCTTGTTCATTAATCCATTCTTGCTTTTTAACAGCAATAGCTTCATTAACAATATTGTCGATTAAATCAACAAGGTGAGTTTCTTTGATTTTAACAGTTTTTTTAATGTTTGACATGTCTATTTGTTTTTAAAATAAAATCTTATTTTCTAATAAATATGTAGCTAAAACGAAAAAACCTAATTTATTTAATAAAAATATCCACTAAAAAAATCTTTTTTAAATCTTCTTTGGAGATTTTTTTAATTTCAGCAAATAATTCAACAGCGTTAGCTTCATTCGTCGCTTTGATTGTGTTAATTACCTCACCTGTTTTTGTTTTTAACGCGTAATGTTTCATAATGTTTATTTTATGTAAATATACTAAAATTAAAGTAAAAAAACAAATTTTTGTAAAATTTAAACCAAAAGTTATTAACAAAATTACTAACAAAACTTATCTGCACAATTTGAAGCAGCTGGTGCTGATGGTTTTATCTTGAATTCGTAACCCATACCTAGGATGTAACCAACTGATGATTGCAATGCTTTGTTTGACTCCCACTTTGGGTTTGGGTTAATATCTGCGTGAATTTCCAATGGAATTTCATATACGTCTAACAACTCAGCAATTTCAGTGGCAACTTCAATTGATTTGCTAACTTCAAAAACCATTCTTTCGTTAACTAATTCTTTATCTCTTAGTTTAGGGTTTTCAGTTTTTTTCGTAAAATTATGTGTATAAGTTGAAGCGACAATCATCCCACCGCGACCAACAATAACACCACCACCTAAATCCTCAGTAGTTGTAATAAGAATAACAGTTGCTAACTTATAAAGAGTTTTGCTAATTTTTTGTGAATCAGTTCCAATTGAAACTTTCATAATTCTATTTTTTTCTAATTGTTCATCAAACAATTTTTCCAAGTAATCTACTAAATTTCCTTCAATTAACTTGTTGTTTCTTTTCCATACCATAACATTTGTTTTTATTTATAAAAAAAGGTCCCAATTGGGACCTTTTTACTTTAACTAAAATTTGTTGTTGGTAACAACTCTTTTAGTTTGTTGTAATTTTTCTCCCCTATAGCGTCTTTATCGACAACTATACGATATAACGACCCTCCGTTAGTTTTATCTAAATTAGAAATTTCATTCGGTATAGTTTCAATACTATTACCTTTGATATTTAAAAATTCTAATTTTTTTAATTTGCCAATTTCAATCGGTAAAGACGTAAGTTTATTATTGGCCAATACTAGCATACATAAATTACTCAATTCCCCAATAGATGGGTGTAGTTCTTTTAATTTTGCCCCAGTAATAATAATCTGGTCCAAGTGTTTAAATTTAGAAATGTTAGGTAACATTGGCACGTCACGGTCCATAAATTTAATAATCGGTGTATTCTCCTCCAACAATTCAAATAACGTTTCAGCAAAACCAAATTTTAATAAATAATCCAAATAAGGGTTTGATTTTATTGTTTTTTTCTGTTTAGCTAAAATTGTTAATTCTTCTTTAAAGAAATTGGCAACCCCTTCACTCTCAGCGATAACATTTTCAAAAATGCTAACGTTTTGACCATTTTTTCTATCTTTTAATTGGTTAGTTTCGAAATGAATTTGAAAAATTTCATCAGACTCACCAGAAAAAAACTTATTGTTTATTATAACATATAGTTTAGAAATCTCACCATTTGGTCTTTTATGGTTTTCAGTATAACTTTTAAACATACCATTACCCTCTCTGGCGGTACACCAGTTAGCATATTTTGAAAACACCACTGAAGCTTCAGTCGTTAACGGAACGTAAACGGTGAATTTTCTATCCTTAACAGGTATGTATGCTTTTCCTAAATCTGCAAATTTCATAATAGTTCTTTCAATTACACTAGGGTCTTTTTCAATGAACGGGTCAACCGCGTCAAATAATTGTGATAAAGACTTGTATTGGTTAATATCTGTTGGGTCGTTAACTCCTTTCAATGAGTAACTACCAACACATAAATCTTTAAATTTTTTCTTTCTTTTATTATCTTCAAAAATACCTAAATATGTTTCAGCTTGAGGTAAATCTTCTCCAACTAAACGAATTCCGTAAGCTTGTGATTTAACATCTTTCATAAAACGAGAAAACATATTAAGCATCCATTGGACATATATTTTATTATTGGTAGGGTCAGCCGAAATCATCTCCGAAAAAACATCCATACAAACACTAACTTTTTTTATAATACGCTCTTTTTCGTTTACCTTTGAAGACACTAAAGCTATTATGTTTTCTTCATAGTAAATAGTTTGAACTTCATACTTATCTTGTACCAACCCAGAAATCTTTTTCTCAACTTCTTTAGAGGAACAATCAAAAACATCGAATGTTTCAGCCAAAAATACCAACCTATCTGTTAAACCTTTTTTCATAACTTTAATTTATCACACAAACATACTAAAATTATTTCAATAAGGCAATAAATTAAAAGAATTTTCCATAAAAATCTTCCTCCAAATATTCTTCAACTCGTCTTTTTAAAAACCAAACTACACCATCAACACTATCAGAATATCTATTTATCATATCCAATATTACTTTATTGGTGTTTTCACCATCAGTCATTCTGTATTTTAATTCCTTTAAAACATTTTTATGACCTTGTTTTAGTAAGTTTTCCACTATTAAACCATATGTCTCCCATTTTATTTCTTCTTCTTCATTTAAATCATTTAATAAATAATTTATATGTTCATAATATAGTTTGTCTAACCTACTTTTCTTAGTCTGACAAGTGGTTACTAAAAAATTATTAACTTCCATCAATCTACAATTTATAAAAATGTTATTTACTAATAAATATCTTAAAGATTTCATTTATATCTAACTATTAATATATTTTATGATAAATTAATATTGAAATAAATTATTGAAAATCAAATAGTTATATAAATAATTGAATACCAATTCAGTATAAATTTTTTATTTTTTCGTACAACCTTTTTAGCTCTGTGGAGGTGTCTTTTATTTCAAATATAACCTCAATACATACATCATTTGGGTTTGAATCGTCGGTTAATTTGTATTGGAGTTCTTTTAATTTAAGGGTATTTTGTATACTATTTTTTAATTCTAAAACTACTTGATTATAAGTTGCCCACGCTTCTTTTATTTTTGTTGAACCACTGATTAAGTTCTCGGTTAAAACTTCTTCGTATCTATGTTCTAAATACGTTTCAAATTCACCATAGTGTTCTCTTAAAACTTTTCGTATTTTAGGTTTTAGGTCCATGATTATCGCATAGAGACATGTTTAGATAACATATAATCTTCACCAATGTTACCAGAAACCCAATCTTTGATTACTTGTTTAGTAAATACTTCACTCAAACCAAACTTATAAAGCATATATTCATATACTTGTTTAGGTGAAACCAACTCTTCGTCAGCGTTAACTTTAAACATTGTTTTCCCAAAATATTCCCCACCTTCACGAACGTAATTTTCCGTCGGTGTGTAGTTAGCATCTAAAAAATTTTTCATTTCTTTTACCATTCTGGCATGCATAGAATTTTCAGATAAAATAGTTTTTACCTTGTTAAATTGAGATTCCGTAATTATTAATTTAGTCTTCATATCTATAAATATTTGTAAAACAAAAAAAGGTTCAGAAAACCGAACCTTTTTACGTAACAAATAAACTAATATTACAACAAACCGTTAATGATTGTTTGAAATTCTGATTTTGACCCAACCCCAACTTTCCTAGTTTGTTCTTCACCATCTTTGAAAATGATAACAGTAGGTATACCTCTAACACCATATTTTACAGCTAATTCTTGATTTTCTTCAACGTTAACTTTTGCGATTGTAACATCTTTACCAACGTTATCTTCATTTAATTCATCGATAATTGGTCCTAACATTCTACACGGGCCGCACCATGGTGCCCAAAAATCTAAAACTGTTACTTTTTTTTGTTTTAACGTTTCATTTACGTTACTTTGGTTTAATTCTAAAGCCATTTACTTATTTTTAAAAAATTGTTATAATTATAAATATAATTTCAAACACCCAAAAATAAATGTCAGACGAAAGAATTTTATATAAATTTTTAAAATATGAATTAACCAACGAACACCCAGCAGTTTACTTATATTGCGTTGGTCAAAAAAGAAGTCAAAAAACTGCGATTGATAATGCTGTAAAAATAGTTGGTAATTTATTTTGTCCACCTTATACAATTGAGTTTATAAAAACCACAATAGTTAACTTTTTGGAATATAAAAAGTTAGAATATAAAAAAGGCAATATTAATATCACACCTATTTACCAATAAATAAAAATGGGTTAGAACTAATCATAACTCTAATATACCTTTCGTATTCACCAATTTCATCGACATCAAACTTAAAAAACGCTTTAACGTATTTTACAGCGTCTTCATTTTTAAGACCGTATATCAATGTTACCTCATTAACAATTTCAACCAATAACAATTTTTCACCATTATCCAACATATTGTATTCAAATGATAAACCTATCTTTTTACAAAAGCTTGTATACATTGAATATTTAGTTTTTTTAAACAATTCAAATGATTTTTCAGCAATCGTCAATAAGATATAATTGTTAAGTTTTGACATCTTTATTTTTTGTAAAGATACGATTTATTATCATATTAAACAATATTTATAATAAAAAGCATAATGACAAAAAAAGACTTAGAACTGATTCAAAAATATTTGAATAGGAATTACCCAGTTCAAAGATTAAAATACGATGGTAAGTTTAAAAGAGCTATTTTATTTGACAATGGAAGAACTTATTTGTTATCAAACAAAAACGACAAACCTTACTTGAAAAAAGAAATGATTACAGCGATTGAAACAATATTTGGTTTTAATTCAGAAGAAACTAATTTATTGGTCTCACAATATCTTAAATATTAATTTGACTTATTTAAATTTTATTCTTATTTTTATAAAAAAAAACACATGGCAAATTTAAACTTTATTGAAGATTTAAAATTAGGTAATGAAGGTGAAGAATTACTCGCTGACTATTTAATTAAAAATGGTTCAACATTTATTGATTCAAACAAAGATAATCGTTATGATATCAAAATGTTAAACAAAAATAAAGAGTTAACCTACGAAGTTAAAACAGATGTAAAATGCGCACCTCTTTTTGATACTGGTAACATTTTTATAGAATTTGAATCTAGAGGAAAAGCATCTGGCGTTAGCGTAACACAATCAGATTGGTTTGTAACTTATTTTTTATACTTAAATGAATTATGGTTTATTAAATCAAAGGATTTAAAACAACTTATAGAAAACAATGATTTTCAAAAATATTATAACGCTGGTGATATCGGTAGCAATACCCACGGTTACCTAATAAAAAGAAAAGATTTCAAAAAATATTTTCATGTCCGTAAAATCTAAACCAAAACTTACAATAGAACTTGTACCAAAAACATGCCACTTCTCAAATGTGAGAACATGTGTGTCAACATCTGAGTGGGATAAAATACGAAAATTATCATATGCTTCAGCAAATAATAAATGTGAAATATGTGGTAGTGATGGTTTAGAACAAGGATATAAACATAGGGTTGAGTGTCATGAAATATGGGAATATGACGATAAAAACCACATACAAACACTTGGTGGTCTTATCAGTTTGTGCCCAACATGTCATCAAGTAAAACACATCGGCCGAGCCATAGCTATCGGGAAAGAAAAAGATTGTTTTAATCAAATGGCGAAGGTTAACAAGTGGACACCACAACAAATACAAGAACACATCGTAGAGTCATTTAAACTACATAAGACGCGTTCAAAACATAAATGGGGGTTAGACCTTAGCTTGCTTTCAAAAGACCCTTATAACATCGAATTAAAAGAAAATACGGAAAGAATTTTCGAAGTTAAAAAATACAAAAAGGTTAAAAAGAAAAAAGACCCGAACGCTCCAAAGAAAATTCACCCAAAAGCCAAAATAGCTGCAGTGCTTAAACCCAAGAAACCAACCAACAAAAGACCACCAAAAAAATAAGTTTTTAAGTGTGTTGGGATATTTATAATAAAAAAAAGTATGAAGAGTTTAATTAAACAACTACTTAGAGAGAATTTATTATTAGAAGGAGAAATATTACCATATAAAGAAGGTTATAGAAATGATGATGGAACAGATTTATCGTCAATAAATTATACTTTTATTGCAAATGGAATAAAATATAGTGTTCATATTGGTAATGAGGGAAAAAATAGATTTGGCGAATTTGAAGCATCTTTTAGTGTCCCTAATCAAAAACATAGTGCACATAGAACTAGTTTAGATTTAAAACACTTAAATAATGTTTTGGAAACGGTAACAGCAATAATTGATGAAGCTGTAAAAAAATATAAATTAAGAACAATAAAAATAGAAGGTGCTCGTGATGAATATGATGCTGATAGATTTAAAGGCGACACACTTAGAACCAAACTATATCTTAGACAAGTATCTAGACACTATCCAAAAGAAGCTATTACAAAAACTTTAGATTGGATATATATTGACATGACAAAAGTTTATCCAGATTTATTTTCAGATTTAGTTAAAATGGATACACTACTTGAATTATTAGCACAAATTAGTGATGAATATGATTTTACTGATGACTTAAATAATAATATGGTTAGTGGTGAAAATGACGACTCATTTTATATAGGAGGTGATTATTTAGTAAATTCTAATTTAGGTCAATTTACTGTTGAAATTCAAGTTCAAGCTCGTATGAAAGAATACAGTATTGACTGGTCAATTGATGATACTAATGAAAATGGGTATAAATCATTTGATAATTTTAAATCGTTGGTTAATTACATTAAAGAAATATTTTTAACACCTAGAGAACAAACACCACAAGAAGTACCAGAAGAAGAATTTATAGGTACACAAGCATTAATTGCTGTGGGGAACAAACTAAGAACCATGGGTTATGACGTTAAAACTATGAAAGCAGATAATCCACAACAACTAATACCAGATGTTCCACAACAAGATAATACAATATCTTTAATCCATATGGAAGATGATGAAGAATTTTATATCTATTTTATGGTTAACGATTTAAAATGTCGTATAATATACGATAAAGAAGAAAAAACATACTGGTTTAATATGTTTGAAAATTTTGAACAAAGAGATGATGAAATAGTATCCAAATACTATCAATCAATAGAAGAATTATTAAACGATATAAAATAAATCTAGTAGTTAATTATTTTCCATTTACCTTTATGCGTTTCAACCAAAGCTGTGTTTGATTCAACCCAATCACCAGAATTCATATATATAATTCCATCAACCTCTCTAATCTCAGCTTTGTGAATATGGCCGCAAATAACACCATCACATTCAAGTGACCTAGCGTGTGTTACCATGTGATTTTCAAAATCACCAATAAAATTTGTGGCTGTTTTTACACTGGCTTTTATTTTTTGTGACAAAGAAAAATATGGCAACCCTCTATATGTTCTGTATTTGTTGTACCATTTATTTATCCAAAGAGTCATATCATAACCCACAGAACCAATCTTGGCCAACCAACTCCATTTGCCAACAAAAACATCAAAAATATCACCATGCAAAATCAAATACTTGTTTTTGTCCAAACCTCTATATTCCATGCTTTCTCGTAACATTATCTTGCCAAAATCAAATGGGATAAAATCATATAAAAAATCATCATGATTGCCCCTTATCCAATAAACTGTGGATGATTTAGATAACTTCATTAACTTTCTAACACATTTCATGTGCTCGTCGGTCCAAACTCCACCACGCTTCAAAGCCCAACCATCGATAATGTCACCATTAAGAATAATAGTTTCTGCGGTGTTTTTTGTTAAAAAATCTGTAACGTTTTTGGCTCTAGAATATCTTGAACCTAAATGAATGTCTGATAGTATAATTGTTTTATATTTCATAACCAATAACCGATGTCTTTCTTAAAATAATCTTTATTATTTTTTTTAAACATATTCTTAACAAAATACATTACCATATTCAAATAACCCATTTTCTTGAATCTTCTATCATCAGTATAAACATACTTATTAACAAGCTTAAACTTTTTACGATTGATTTCTTTGCTTAGAAAATAATCTTCACAATGCATCAGCTCTTCATCAAAACCACCCAATTCAAAAAACTTGTCTTTATTTATCATAAAGTAAGTTCCAACAACAAATGGTTTATCTAACTTTGAAAATCTAATAACTCCGTTGCAGAAAAAATAAATCACCCTAACAAAAAAGTTATGTTCGATATTCAACATACAACCTAACAACTCATACTTTTTTTTCCTAAATTTTCTAAATGAATGTTTTATTATGTTGCTATCTTTAAAATAAGCGTCAGCGTCAATAAATAATAATATACTACCTTTGGCAGCCATGGCACCCAAATTCCTACCAACACTAGGTAACCCACCATCGATTACTGTTAGATTATTAAGTTTATTTTTGTAGTTATCGATTATAGATAACGTCGAATCAGTTGACCCAGCGTCAGCAATTATAACCTCGTAAATGTCTGTTAGATTTTGTAAAACCAAACTATCCAACAGTTTACCAATGTAAGTTTCTTCATTCTTACAAGGTATGATAATTGATACTAGTATTCCCATACTAATAAATATTTAGTTTTTCTTTAATCTCTCCATAAATTTTTTCATCACATCATTATCAACCGTCAATAACTTATATTTTTCAGTTCTGTTACCAGTAACCGAATCCCATGCAATAAGACACTCATGACATTGAAAGTGTGCGTTCATTCCATCCCATGCTTGTGAATCCGAAGGTTCAATTTTGATTAGCTTGCTAATGTGTTTTTTATTCTCCGATGTCCAACCATATTCTTTTATTACCAACTTATCTGTAATAAAATCTATCACCTCACCTTTATCCCAAGATGCTTTGCATTCTGGACAGTTGCTACAATAATTTTTCTCGTCAATAATGTATTTTTCAGTCATATTTTACGTTTTTACCATATTACTAAATATTTATCATTAAATCCACATTAAATGAAATTATTTTTCAAAAAAAATATCATAATAGAAAACTATAACCTTACCCCAGCGTCAGAAAAACTTGATGAATTGGATGAGGCAGCCAACGCTTTGGATTCAACAATCACAAAAGATTTAAAAATCCCTAAAGAAGTACTGGATAGTTTTCAACTTAAACCATCACTAAACCCAGAATTCTGGGATAGAGAAGAACTTAGAAGTGATATACGTGACCAACTAATGCTTATAGCTGAAGAATTTTTTGACGGTCTAAACAGTCCAGAAAACCTAATAATCAAAGATGTAATATTCACTGGTAGCCTAGCCAATTATAATTGGTCTAAATTTTCAGATGTAGACATGCATGTTATAGTTGATTTTGAAACTATTGAAGCAAAAGAAGAATTTGTTAAACAACTATTTGACTCCTATAAAAATCTTTGGAATAAAAACCACGACATAACCATCAAAGGATATGACGTAGAATTGTATTTGCAGGACGTTAAAGAGACTCTTTCAGCTAACGCGGTATATTCTATCAAAAGAAATAAATGGCTCCTTAAACCAGAAAAAGAAAAATTTAAAATAAACAGAAATATAATAAAAAAGAAAGCACTATCTTTTATCGACAAACTAAAAGATGTTAAAAAAGCATACGCTGGAGCTGATTATCAAAAAGCCCTAGACAAATCACAAGAACTTAAAGACAAAATAAAAAAATATAGAAAAAGCGGACTTGAAAGTGGTGGTGAATATTCACTAGAAAACCTAGTATTTAAGGTTCTAAGAAGAACACCGTTCATGGAAGTGCTTAATGATATAAATTCCAAAGCTTACGACCAGATAATGTCAATACAAGAAAACACATAAAAAAAAGGGACCATTAGGTCCCTTTGTTATTTTTAAAATGGTAATTCTTCTGCGTATTGACTTATAATGTTTTCAGATATTTTATTCGTTCTTAAGTAATTTTCATATTCGTAAAAATTATACTTATTGTTAAATGCTGTAATATAACTTTTAACAGTGTCATCTAACTCTTTTGGTGGTGTACAATTTCTTAAACCTTTAAGTTGACCATAGTTTAATGTTTTCTTACTAGCATTGCTTCTGTTATTATAATCTACTCTATAATTAACTTCAAGTGTGTATCCACTAACTTGGTAAATACCAGAATAACCGCTGGCGATTGAACTACCATAACCAGCAACACAATGGTCTTGTCTGTGACCTTCTTCAATAAGTTCGTGATTGGTTCTAAGCATATTGTATCCAGTAAACTGTTCGAAATCTTCAAATATTTTGTGAGGGTTTAATTGAATAATTGGTTCAAACTCAAGCATTATTTTTCTTAGCTCTTTGGACCAAGTATCATGTTCAAGTTTAAGTCTTTTATCAGACCATGAACAGTTTATCTTTCTATCCAATTTAATGGCCATTTCAATAGTGTCTCTAAATAAATGGTTTTGAAAATGGGTAATTTTCAAATTTTCAACATTTGTCAAAAATGGGCTAATTCTTTTCCAATCAAATTTTGAAATATAACCATTAGCACCATAACCTTGATTATAAAGGTTATAGTCTTCAGTCAACACCTTTATAACAGATGTAGGAACTTTATACAAGTGTTTTAAAACTTTATCAGCGTTGAATAATTTATAAGTTATAACAGACGATAACGAAATATTATGACAAAACTTATTCTCTTTTATGTTTCTAAGCCATGCAAACCTCTCTTGCAAGAAATCAAATGCAAAATTAAAATGATAACTAATATCAGTATACATTGCATGCTTAAGGCTAGTACCTATTTTAAAATATAATTTTTTGTTCTTGTAAATCAAAGACTTAACCTTTTTTTCCCTAGAATAAATTCGATTGGTTTTAGTCATACTAAATGTTCTTCTAAAACAGCAAATTTCAAAACTACCATCTGTTCTTTCAAAACAAACATCTCGTTCAATATAACATGCTGGTCTGCTATTAAAAAACAACACACGAGCCTTGTAAGGGTCCTGTTTGTAAGCGTCTAACAACCATTCCAATTTATCCGATTTGGTTTCTTTGAACAAAGTATATTGTTTTAACTCACCCTTTTCTTCTAGAACCTTTTCCTTGTTTATTTGTCGTCCCATATATTATATGTTTTTTTAGTTATACATGCAAATATACTATTTAATTTTTATTGTTGCAAATAAAAATGCTCACAAAAGCAAACATGTGTTATATTCTATCCAAGATAAAATCTTTATCATCTGGCATATACTTGTCAATTATTGGTTCCAAATACGGATACAACTCTTTTTTATATAAAAGACTTACCATATCATACTTCTCCAATTGTCTAAATACAGAATCAGGTAAGTATTGAATTACCTTCGGAACACTTCTCATCAAATCAATTATATAATTCATACCAATTTTATCATACAATTGACGTGCAAGAATTGGTTTACTATGTATCATACTATATATTCTATATTCACCCATCTTTTCAATACGCTCATCAGGTATATATTTTAAGGCTTTTGGGTTTTTTACTATAATATCTTTTAAATCTAAATCAACAATATCGTTAATTTTATCACCTAAGTGTTTAAACAATGTTGGTTGATTTGTTAAAATAATAACAAGGTCATAAGAACTAGTGACAAATCTTAACAATTCTGGTTTATAAATAAAAGCCTTGGCTTTAGTGTCATACATCAAAGTATATCTAAGTGGGTTATATTCTTCTTTAGAATTTATAACAATGTATTTATCCCTAATCAACAAAGGAAGCAAATCACCATATTTTAATCTACCTAAAAGGTCTAATTTTTTTTCCTCTGATATATTATCTAGTATTATTTTATAACCAGTAGAATCCTTTTCTAATACGTTGGCTAATTGCCATGTACCTAATTCGTCAAAACCTTCTGATTTAACCAAATATTGAGTCAATTCAGGGTAGTCGTAAACGAGCAATTGTACTTGATATTTGGTTAATTTATTTATGTTTTCTTTAACTTCAGGTGACTTAATAATACTAGGTTCAGCATAAATAGCCTGAAATAATTCATGGTTATTACTTAAAACATATCTATCTATATTTATTTTAACGTTCGGTAATAATTTTTTTATCACCTGCAATTCATCAAATTCCAATTTATCTTGGTTAATACTACGACTATCATGAATTTCGGTCCCGTTGTTGTTTCCATCTATCCTTAACATAAAGTATTTTTTAAGCATATCTTCTGACATGTGCTTATAAAAAGCTTCATCAATTTTTTTGTTGTTATCTATCTTTAACTTTATAATACGATTTATCTGAGTTGGTGATAACACGTCTTCATATAATGCTGTGTCGTAATACTTGTAAACAAAATAACCAACTTCAATAAGACTATCCATCGTTTCTTTTCTAAGGCTTTTTAACTGGTCTAAATTAAAAGACATTTGATTGGCAGCTAAATCCCTAATAAAATCAGCTGGTGTTACTTGAGAACCGTTAACCACAAGCCCTTTTATGCTTCTATCAACCAAGTCTTGTAAATCATTCGCAATAAAACGAGCTTTAACACTATCCAATAACTCAGAGTATTTACGCTCATCGTCAGTTATTTCTCTATATGTAAAATATCTCTCAAGACCTTTTAAATTAGGTAGTTGTTGCTCTATTTCATCCCATGGCATCGCATCACTTTTACCACCACTTCTTAAACCAGTGTTGGTTCTATCCGCAATGGCGTATCCATTATAACCACCATAGTTCATAATAACCAATTTTTGTTCGTCACCTTTGATATTCTTTTGCAAAACAAAATATGGTGTGGCACCATAGCTAAGTCTATATGTGTTGTAAAAATTTGAATCAGCTTTGGTAATACACCAAGATTCCCCTTTTCCATACATTACACACTTGGCTTTGGTGTTGGTATCCAAAATAATAACGTTATTATCTTCATAAAGAACATCTTCTTGATTGGGTTTTTCTATGCTCGTCCCGATACCTATTTCTTCATCTTTTACCCATCTATTGTTATTAACCAAATCCACAAGACCCTGTTCAACTTTTTTCATTGAAAATGGTCTAGCTTTGTCACCCAACAAAACAATGTTGTTTATGTAAGCGTCTAAGTATTTCTTGGCCAACTCTCGGTTGTCAGGAAATGAAGTGGTTTTAACCAAATCATCTAACACTCTATCATACCAATTGTTAAACACCTCATCAAATTGTTCTTTGCTTTTATATTGCATGATATCACCAAAAGATTGTTTAAACAAATAAGCAATTGCCAGTTTGTTTATCATATCATTTGAAGAATCGTTAAATCTTTTTGTTACTGGTTCGATAACACTTTTTCCGTAGAATTCGTTTACCAACGTTTCTCTAAGTAATTGTTTTACTATATTTTTCATCTTATACATTTCCTATTCCAAGCCATTTGCTTTTTATTTTATCATTTACCCACTCATGTCCACCACCAGTGATTTTAACCGCCCTATCAACAATCAATTGTCTAAAAGGTGCTTTACCCTCAGCCGACCAATAAGATTTGTTGGTTTCTTTAAAAAATGGTTTAACTTCATTCTTACTAGCAACCTTACATCCACTAGCACCACAAATTACATACACATATTCCGTACCAGTTGGTATAATAGGAAAATAAAATCCATTCTTGCCACTCTCAAGCATATCATATCCTTGTACTGGTTTGTAATTCCCCTTCTTAGGACCAACAACATAATCAGGGTTGATTCGCTTCATCGCTCTTTCATATGTATCTTTCCAACCAAATATAAACCTAGTATGCTTGAATATTTTATCATACATTGGGTTTGGAACCTTTTTGCCAAATTTGTCTACAACAGTCTTGTTCATATAATCATTCATAGATGAAATATAATATGCAGTACCAGTTGTCATTCGCTTAGGGTCTTGGTCCAAAAATTTACGTATGTCGTTGGAATATCTTTCTTCAGTTACAAAATTCTCTCTAAGCATATTCTTAACTCTTACCTTGCTCTCGTTGATTTCTTCAATTCTAATCTCACCAAGCTTGTCTTGCAATAACTCGTTGAAATATTCATTGTTAATATCAGGTGAATAATAATTGTCGTTGAACCTAAAGTCAGGTTTGTCAATCCACTCACCCATCATCTCATCAAACATACAACTCATATCATCGTTGCATCTATCAGAAATCTCTTCATAAACATCTTCTTCCAAATCATCTATATACTTACCAACGTTAACACGCAACACAACACCAGTATCATCCATTTTTTCAACAACACCTAATTCTTCTAGAGCCTCTTCTAACTTCTTGTATATATCATCAGCATAAGTATCAGACTCAGCATCGTTGACAGCTCTTTGTATAGCATGAATAATCTCTTGGTCCTCATCATATTCTTCAATCATATCTTCCAACGATAAATCTTCATCAATCTCAACACCATTCTTGGCAGCCATCGCTTGCAATATCTGACGAATTTCATTTTCGCTATTACTGTCAGCATTATATTCCAAAGCACCCTTCCAATCCGCATCATAATTGTCCCACAAATCCCACGTGTCACCAGCCAATATTATTTCAAACAACCCAATGCTTCTTCCTTCACCATAAACATTAGCCCTTTCTTTACGAACCGTATAATCACCATCAATATATCTATCAACCATATCAGGTGAAATCTCAATAGACACATACTCCTCAGGCAACTTGTCAATAAGACCCATAGCAACAAGCTTCTTCTTAAGGCTTCTCTTGTTAAATAACTCAGGACGCTTGGCAAATATCTCCCTAATAACATCATCACTAAAATCAGTCAACTTAAAATCACTAGAACTCTCATATTCACTACCAAACCCGTTGATAAAATATCCATCACCCCTCTTCAAAAATAACAATGGGTAAATATACTCATGATATACAGCTTCAGGCTTGCTATTCTTTCCACCCTTCATCTGATACACTATGCCATTGGTGCCAATAGCAGCAGTCAACACAGATTTGTTAAGCTTGTATTTGTCATTAAGCGGAATGACTTGTCTAAGAGAATAAATTCTACCAGCGCCACTAGTGCCACAATGTCCCATACGGTCACATTCCTCTTTTGAACTACCAGTTTCCAAATCAGCCCAATAAAACCCATTGCCGCTGGCATCCCTAAAGTCAAGTATAATAGGATTTTCTTCAACATAGTTGATGTCACCAGAACCAACCTCCAATTCATCATGCCATTGTTTAGAAGCATCAAACAATTCTTGGAAACTTAATTCTTTGTTGGAACCCAAGTTTCCGTTAAGACCAACACGAACCCAGTCCATAATAGAAGTAATGGTTTGTCTCTCATTGTTAACTCTTCTATCATCTGCCATTTTTTGAATTGTAACTTTTCTTAATTCAGCTGGTGATAAATCTTGTATCATACGACCATAATATGTCATATAATAATCAATAATCTTGTTACCTATCCAAATACTCAACGGACCACAAAGCCTATCAAGTATCTCAGCTGACTCCTCATCAAATCCAATCTTGTTAATAAGGATATCTTTTTTTGAAGCCTCATGAATAAGCCCCTCTCTAAGTATATTGCGTATGTTTGTGTTCATTTTAACTTTTTTTTATTTAACTTCTAAGTATTTTTCGTATATTTTTTCTGCTTTCATCAATAACACCAACCAAACGTTTAATATTGTCAGTTGGGTTTTTGATATAAAAATAGGCGTTTTCATTATTTTTAACTGCTGCCATTTGAACAACTTCTGATGGGTCCTCAATAAATTGAATAGCATACCCGTTTTGATTAACAGCCTCAAGTTTAGCATTTTCAGTAGGGTTTTTTATGAAATTAATAACATCATAGTTATAATAACCACCTATTTGGATTGCCGCTATCTGAATAGCTTCAGATGGGTTGTTGATAAATTGTATCGCTTTATATTCACTTTTTATTGCAGCCAACTGAAGATTTTCAGACGGGTTTTCAAAGTGCTTAATCATAAGACCATTACTAATCACAGAAGATAATTTAAATTCTTCAGATGAATTTTTCATATATCTAATTGACATCGGATTTATTAAAATAGCATGTTTTTGCATTTCATAACTTAACTCACCCATAAATTGAATCGATGTAGGACTATTATGAATCAACCACCCAATAGAGCTCTCAGTTTTACCTAAAACAGAAAAAATATAATCAACAAAACGCTGGTTTGTATCAACGTTATTCATAATAGCCCTAAAAATATTTTTGTCTATGTTTTGTCCAAAAAAATCTAACAACCATATAAAAAACTCAGTGTTGTCACCAGAAGGTATTTGATTAACCAATTTAACAATATTGTCATATTCATCCCAATCTTTACCGTTGGCGGTAAATATCAATTTTGCAATGTCTAATCCATGACCACTTTTGACAGCATGATTAACAATATCTCTATATGGATATTCAGAATTATCTTTTTGTTGACTTATAAAATGTTTAATCTTGTCAAAATTATTTTTAAAATAATCGTAATCATATTTTATCAAAGCCGTCAAACCACCCATAGATTTCATCAAGTCTTCTTTTCTGTAGTTACCAAACTCAGCTTTTCTAAAATCATCCATCGCAACATGCCCACCATTATCCTTGAACCATTTAACCATGTCATTATCATCATAAAAAGTATAAACGTTAGGTGTAAGCGTTTTTAACTCTTCTATAATTTCATTGGTGGCTTCTTCCTTTTCTCCCTTTTCTTCATCAGCATAATAATCCATCGCTCTATCTGGCAACCAAGCCAAAGATAAAACCCTTACATTTTTTACCAACAATTCATTCCACCCATTGTCAAAACTTGAACTAAAAACCATTTTAATCAAATTGTCTTTAATCTCATCATGATATTTATCAAACAACCCAAACATGTGGGTCATATATGTTCTAACATCACTAGGGTTATCGTTAAATTTAAAAGTACTAAAATAATTAACCAAATCATCATATAACCTATTGGATAATAATTTAGCAGAAATCCATCTCCTGTTAACCGATTGGTCAAGAGTAGACATAATGTCATTAGAACCCATGATGTCCATAACACCACCTATCTTAAGAACAATACCACCTTGGGTTTGTATACCCCTAGCGCTTCTTATCCCACCCTCACCAAAATACTTGAACGCAGATATGGAATTTCGCTTGCCAATAATCTTTTTAATCTCAAATACTTTTTTCAAATCAGTAACGTGAAAAGCTTCCACAACCCTAGGTTCATCAAACATTCTTTTGACAATGCTAGAAGTCAAAGGAATTTCACCATTTCTTAATTTTTTATCTTTGTTGCTCACCCACATGACCTCATCCAACAACTCTTCACTAATCAAATCAATATATGATTCAAAAAGAATATCTTTCTTTGAAGCCTCAAGAATAAGCCCCTCTCTAAGTATATTGCGTATGCTTGTATTCATTATCTTAAATTTTTTTGGTACCAATCTTTATCTTCTTGTGATAAAGACCAATCTTTACCACTTTCTATTTTATTTTTAAAATATTTCATCTTCTGTTCATCAGTAGCATAGGATAATTCTAGTTTTGTTAAATAACTACCACTATCTATTACACTATTTATAACTTTATCCATTAATTCACGAGACAACATTTTAAATTCTAAATTAGTTAACAAATGTTTGTTTTTATTAACAATGTTTTCTAGATATTTGTTTATATATTCTTTAGGTAAATAGTTTAAAACATATTCTTCAACTTTATCATCATCACTATATAAAAAGTTTTTTCCGATACTTTTTAATGCTTGTCTAATTGCGTAGTCTTTTTTTAACTCATCTGACAAAATAGAAAATTCATATTCATGTAAATTTCTACCGTCTGGTCTGTCAATAATCATTTTTAAATAAGATATCTTATTATTCTCTGGTAATGAATCAAATACAGATTTGGTTAACCAATGTCCTTTGGATACTCGATTATAAACATAAAACCTAGCAACACTAGGCTGAACCGTATCCAATTCCCATTTTTCGACAGGTTCCCAACCTTGATTTATTTTTTTTAGAATCAACACACCCAATTCATTTTTTTGAGCCCCATCCATTAAATCAAATTCATATTTTTCAATATCATAATTGTGTTTTGAAGCAATAATTCGTTTACGTATATATGTTTTTTTATCAGCACCAGATAACTGTGTGATTTGATATTCTGGCAATTTTAATCCAGTGTCAACATATTTTCTTATAAGGTCTTTATTGTTCATTTTTTATTTTTTTGTAATATTCTAATTCCTCAGGTGATAATTTATCAAGAAACCATTGCCAATTAAAATCTTTAATTGCTAAGGCTCTTAAATATTTTAGCTTAGATTTGTTATTAAAATACCAATACAAATCAGGGTTTATAATATAACCTTTTTCTATCGTTCTATCTAAATAAAAATCTTTAATTTCATCAGAAACTTTAGTAAATAAAATTGAATTAAGATTATGTTTTTCTATAAATGCTTTCTGTTGCTCAATATCCATAGAATTAAGTTCATAACCTTCTAAATTATCTTCATTGTTTTGAGCAATAAAACGCTTACGCAAATAAGTCTTCTTATCAGCACCAGATAACTGATTAAACTGATATTCTGGTATACCTACACCAGTATCCACATATTGTTTTATAAGGTCTTTATGATTCATCTTTAATTAAATTGTGCTTTTTAATAATGTTTAAAAAATCTAAATATATTTCATCCCTGTAGTTTGAAACCTTCCATCGAATACTATCATGGTTTAATATATTTTTCCCATGATATTTTATTAAATTTTTAATATAATATATCTTTAATTCATCAATTAAATCTTTGAAAATATCAACAATTGATTTTTTGTCTAAAGAAAGACTAGCGTTCCATTTTAAATATCTAAGCTTATCAGTAAATGGTAATTCAAAAAATTGGTTTCTAGGTAAACTAACCCCTTTATTAATTACCATATCCAAATATTTTGATTTAAATTCGTCACGCAATTCTCTTAAAAATTCATCCAAATCTCTATTACCCGATAAATTATAAAAATTAATTTTTTTTGTAAATAATTCATCATAATACTTATCCATATCTACAGAATCCATCAAATCAATCTCATAAGGAGATAATTCAAATACATTTGAAGATTGTTTATTAGCAATTAAACGTTTTCTCAAATATGTTTTCTTATCAGAACCAGATAACTGCATGACTTGATATTTGGGTAACTTTAACCCAGAATCCACATATTGTTTTATAAGGTCTTTATGGTTCATTATTTCTGCATCAAATAATCAAATTGGTCGTTGGTCAACAAATGACCCCTTCCAATATACTTAGACTTATAATCAATAGGTAATTTGATAAACCATTCAAGATTATTATTTTCTTGACCCAACAACTCATCCTCTAGTTTTTCTTGGTCAGTCTTAGGTTTGTTAACCAACATCTTATCAACAGGAACTCCCATAGACCCCAAATACTCAACGTAGCTATCAGCATCATCACCATAAGGCTCAGCTATAGTACCAGTTGTGTTATTAGCATCAGTCAACTCAACACCATACTGCGTATTGTCAAACACAACCATATGCAAAGGGTCATCCAAATTAATACTACCATCAGCTTCAGTGGCAAAATGATTTTTATCAACAATATAATAAAATGTTGATGTTTTGGAATCACGATAAGATTGGAACATGTTTGACGGCCCAGGGAGACCAATACAAAACGAATAACCCCTACCCGTCAAACCACCACTACCATAAGAAATACACTTACCAATACTGTCACCAGCATAAATGTCAATACCATTCCCACTCCATATAGGCTTCTTTTCAGCCTTGAAATCAGCGGCAACACTAGATTTTATTTCACTAGACCTATTCAACTCATTCGTCTTGCCATGAATAAACTCAGAAAACTTTATAAAGTCATTGTATGTGTTGTCACCCAAAACAAGACCATCCCTTGTCAACTGTATGGTTTTTACTTTGCCCAATTTTTCCAACTCGTTGTACTCATTTACAACACTAGTTATGTTGCGAACGTTTTTGTAACCGCTGGCATATAAATAAGCCATGATTGGAAGATTTTTTTGGTTGTTGCTGACATCAGCAGCCTTGAATTCAGACATAACACCCTCAGCATTTTCCGCTCCAGCCTTTTTTAATATATTCAATCCTTGCGCTTCAGTAGCCTTGGATTCCAATAACCTTTGATAAATTTCAAATATTTTAATCATTCTTTTATATTTTATGTATTTATAAATATAATTTAAAACCATAAAAAATATGAAAAATACCATAAAACAACTCCTAAGAGAAAATTTTGTCTTTGATGATAAAGACTTCGCAAAAAACAGACTCGCTGGCGCCGAAAAAATAATAGCAAACGCCAAAGAAAAAGGTGGCGACGCAATGCTTACATATAACCACTTCAACGTTAAACCAGCTTACTACAAAAAAGCCATCAACGGAAAATTTGACATAGAACAAGCCACAAAAGAATATAACGAAACATTCAAGAAAATATCTCTAGATATGACCCAAACAGAATTCCAAAAAGAAGTGGGTAGACTTGAAGTGCTCGGAGAACTAATTATCAAAAACAAAAACCAAAAATAATATATGTCCACACTAAACATCACCATACCACACTTCTATACCAAGATGAGAATCGAACAGATGGACACTTAAAAAAGGCGATGAAAATACATACTACTATAATCTAGAAAATGAAACACAAAAAAAGACACCTAAATAATTCCACTCAAAAAATTCCTAAAAAAAATTTTTCATATATAGGGTGTTGATATTTCTAACCAAAAATTTCCCAGAAAAAAAAATTCATATATAGGGTCCTTTTTTCTAACCAAAAAAAATTCCAAAAAAAATTTCGCGAACATCATCATGCCCCACGTTCTGCTCGGCACATGGGTACGGTAGGGAGGGCGGTAACAGGTAGGGAGGGGTATAGAGGGGTATGGGAGGGGTTGTATTGCATTATCTTTCTTAATAGGTATAACGTATCCATATAGTAACAAAGTTGTTTAAATCGCTTTATTTAATGTCATGTAAAATAAATTACATACACAAGTAATTAACAAAAATTTAACATTTAATTATAGGGCAAAAAATAAGGGCTAAATTTTAACCCTTATTAAATTTATTCAGTTTATTAAATTGTTAGACCTTGCATTTTAATTTCTCCTTCGTCAAAAATAAAAGTTCGGTAACTATCTTGTTTAAAACCCGCATGTTTTTTAATCTTGTTTTGAACAATAGTTAAATCGCGTGAATTAACTTCTTTATACTCGATAGGTTCTAAAATTGTTTTTCTAACTACCAAGCCAAAAACGTGAATTTTCAAACTATCTTTGTGTAGTTTAACTCCAGTGGCTAAATTGATATAAGCATCGATTTGAGCATCGCTTTTAGCTATGGTTTTATCGCCTTCGGCTCTTAATAGTTCTTTTGTTTCTTCGTCGCTTAAACGTTTGTTTAATGATGTTAAAACGTTATTAAAAGCGGTTGTTATTAATTCAGTTGAAAAAATTTTTCCGTCTTTTTGTGGTTTTTGTAGTATTTCAAAAATATTTTTTTTGTTATCGTTTAAACTTTTTAAATCGTCATTTAAGATTTTAAGATAATTAACACCTGAATTAATTAAATAGTTACTTTTTTCGCCTTGCTTATTTACATAATCACGAACACCCACATAGTGGTTATTTTTGATTTTTTTCGCTGTTATTAATAATAGCGCATTTTGTAAACTTGTTTTTGTGTTTTCCATTTTGTAAGAATTTTACGTTAAAATTGATTTTTTATACCTCTTTGGTATGGTGCAAAGATAAGTAAATAAATTAAACAACAAAATAAAAATGAATTTATTTTTATTTTTTTTTATGTGGTAAAAATAAATTAAATAACACACGCATACACGCACATACACACGCATACACACACACACATACACACACGTTACACGCCCAGACGCATACACACGCATACACACACGTATAAAAAAAAACGCCTTGTTAGGCGTTTTCAAAGATTTTTTTAATTTCGGCTTTGTTGTTTTTTAGAAAATACGATACCGTTTCTTTGTATTCGGTATATGATACTTTTTCGTTAATTAGTTTTTCGATAGCCATATCGAACAAAATCTTTTTTTCTTTGGCTTTGGCTTCTGCTTCGTTTTTTACGATTGTGCCATCGCTTAACTCAAATGCTGTAATTGATTTCATAATGTAATATATTTAATTGGTTAAACTTGGCTGCAAAGATAAACAAATATATTACATTACCAAATATATTTTTATTTTTATACGCTACGCGAGGGCGCTTGACACAAAAGTGTACATACATACGTTTTAAGGCGTTATTTTTGTGTTTTGGTATCAATATACCATTTTGTTATTAAAATAGCTATAAACGTAAAAAAACGCCCTTTTGAGGCGTTTTAGTGTAGTTGTGTTGGTTGTGGTTTAGATGCTTTGTAATTCAAGCAATTTTAACACTCCCTCGATTTTTGCTTCTTGGCGTTGCATTAACACTTCGGTTGGTGCTTTTGAACCACTTTTCTCGGCTCTACGGCTCAAGTAGTTTGTGATAGTGGCGAAAATCGTGTACTTGGATAGTTTCAAGTTCAATTTTTCGTTATAACCTAATTCACGTTTAAATGCTGATTTCAATTCGTTATATCTATCAATACATTTGATTTCGTTAGGATTAACGGCTAATGCCTTTCTAAATTCGTCCAACGTTAAACCATTTTTTTGGGTTGTTGGAAATTCGTTCTCAAAAAACCAAACGTTAAGCAATTTGATAGCTTGGATTTCGTCGATTTGTTGGTCGTTCAAAATTTCGTCTTGCTTCTCGATTAACTCGATAATGCTCTCAAATTGTACCAATGCTTTTTCCATTAATTCCAAAGACAATTTGTAAGTAATTTTGTGAGGTATTTTCAAGCTATCAAATGCACCCAATTTATTTTTTTTGGTTGCACCATTTTCGCAAATTAAACGACTTTCAAAGATTATCAAATGCCCCATACCATTACCATTATTAGGTACTGTGATAATTGCGTTGTAGCTTTTATCGCCTACCTTTGTCATTTTGCTTTTAGTCAAAGATATGTTAAGACCGATAACTTCACCATTTTTGTGAGTAAAAGAAGTAACTTTGTAACCTTTGTCAATAAACGCTTGACCTAATATTGATAAGTCAATAGTATCAACGATAGTGTAGCTATCTTTTTTGGTATGCATAACCATACCTTTTTGCCCATAAACAACACTGAAACGGCTATCTGTGTTGTCTTTGTTTTGAATTGTTTCAGTAACATAATCAAAATTGAATAAATTTGTTGCTTCCATAATAATAAAAAATTAAATTTGTTTGTGCATTATTGCGATGCAAATATACAAAGATATATTACATTACCAAATATATTTTAATTTATTATCATATAAAGTTATTAACAACGCCTTGTAAAATTGTTAATAACTTTTAGGCTTATTATTTCAGTATATCAAAGAAAAGTATATATTGTCAAAATAAAGATATACGCATACGTGCGTGTGTGCTTGTATGCGCATACCCATTGCGCACATACGTCTATGTGCGTGTATTATATTATGCGTGAGCGTGTATATTATGCGTTAGCGTGTATATGCTGATACGCACGTTGCCCGATAAGTCCTTGTATGTTGACATTGTTGCTTGGTTGTTTGTCAATATCGGTTAGGTAAGCATCGGATTTGCATATTGGACAAACCCACGCTTGTTCTATTGGTGACCAAGCCATATTTATTTCGTTCCCTATTATATCAAACTCGGGTGCGTTTATTTGTGGGTTGTTGTCGATTAGTGTGTTGTCACACATATTGCATTTACAAATATTTGCCTTTGCCATAATTAATTCAATTTACTGGGTTCTACGCGTGCAGTTGACACAAATGTGTACATAGGGTTAAATTTTAACCACTTTCATAATTTGATTGTCTTTCCATTCTTTTCGTTTGGTAACTTTTCGAACGTGTTTGATAATCGTTTCTAATTTAGCTTTAGGTCTTGGTGTATCAATCATACTACCACTTGAAAAGGTTATTCTGTGGTATGGTAAAATAAGTGCTTCTAATTGTTTTTGGGATAAGTTAAATTTTTCTTTCATACCCTCTGCACTATCAAAAATTTCTTGTTTGATTTTACAAACATCCGATGTTAATAATTCTAAATTCATAAGTCGTTTAGTTTAATTGGTTAATGGTGCAAAGATATAACAATTATTTTATATTTGCAAAAAATTTTATTCTATTAAGTGTGCGAGTGTATCTATTCCACTTGCAACAACAACTCCGTTAACTTTGAATGTGATATAACCAACTACAACCACGTTAGGTGCATTATAATTGTTTGTGTTATCTATGGTGTATCCGTAACCGATTGCGTTGATTACATCGCCTTTATTCACGTTCAATATAATATGTGATTGAGTATATTTGGTTGTTATATTGTCTTTCGCATTATAATACCAAAATTCGGGTGAATTTCCTTGAATAGTAACATCAAGCGTTTTGCTTTGTTCTATTTGGGTGCTTGTTATATCATCTGAACTGCAAGATGAAAATAAACCGATAAGCAAGATTGTAACAACCAATAAGATTGCTTTGATAACTAATAATTTTTTCATAATATACTTTATTTGGTTAAACTTGGTACAAAAATATAACGATTATTTTACACTACCAAATATTTAATCGTAAATTTTTTCTATTGGTTTATTTGGGTCTAATATAACTCTTTCAAGTGCTTTTACCCAAAAGATTGGCAAACTTGGATGTTGTCGTTCAAACTCAATTTCACCTTTCTTTATGGCGTCTTTTTCGTCAGTTGCCATAACTCTTAAACCATATTTTTGGTGGTTGTCTTCTTCGTTGTCGCTTGGGTCGATAGACATTATTGTAATATGAAACTCTTTCATAATATGCTTTATTTAATATTTGTTATTGGTTTCATTTTTAAATTCGTACCACGCATCGTATAATTCGTCTACGTTAAGCGTTCTTCCTTTGTAGATACGAGAAGGTCCCATAGCATCACCTTTTTGGGTGTGAATGATTAACCACGTTGCGAAATCTTTTGCTCTTAATTCTGGTGACATAATATATAAATTTAATTGGTTTAACGATGCAAAGATATAACAAATATTTTACATTACCAAAAAAAACCCCACTTTTTATTGGTGGGGTTATTTAATTTATCTACTGCGTTTGTGTCGGTGGTCGAACTTATATAATAGTTCATTATATATGTGTGCTCTAATACAACCAAAGTAATAGAATTTAATTTCGTTCATAATCTTAACACTTACCGCACACATATTCAATCCTACGGGTGAAATGTGTTGGAAATTGCCTTGACCTTTAAGTGTTAACTGCATTTTGTTGTTGATGTTTGCTTGGCAAAAGTCAGCAAGTTGTTGCTCTGATGCGTTGAATAATTGTTCGTTTGTCATAATTAATAAATTAATTGGGTTAATACTTCTGCAAATGTATAACAATTATTTTACACTACCAAATATATTTCAATAAAAAAATCCCCAATAAATTTATTGGGGATAATCCAAATCAATTTTAACCAAAAAAAATCTATTGTCTATGGAAACTAATAAAAATTTGTTATCAGGACAGGACTTGAACCTGCAAGGTATTAGAAGCAGACTAATACCATACGACAAACGCCGTACTCGTTTACCAATTTCGCCACCTGACAAATTTAAGAAGCTTGGTTACCCTCTTTGACCGTTTAGCAGGTTGAAGCTGTTTCCTTATAAATCCTCAGCGATGCACCGCCACAAGAAACTGGGGAAACGTTGTTTCTACTTGTTTAATTTATTCACCTTATAGCAATTCTTCCCAATGTTTTAAATGTTGGAATATTATCTTTTTTAATTTCTACCTCAACACATCTATTTTTTCTCCAATAGCGTTTATTTTTACCACAACTTGAACAACTCATAAAGAGTGTTGCAATCAAGAGTGCCAACCCAATGGTTGTAACTCGGTTTAATTTAATGGTTGTTATTGAATTGGCAACCCAAACAAATAATACAACGATAAAGAATTTATGCCATTTAATATTTTTCATAATCTAAAGGTTTATTAGGTTAATAGTGGTGCAAATGTATAACAATTAATTTACACCACCAAAAAAAGTTATTAACAATTTATTTAAGACTTTCAGCACATTCCAAAAGTTCCTCATAAGTGAATAAATTTAATCGTTTTACTCTTTCTTTTAACCTATCCACGTTTTCGGGACTTACTGCAATAGCATCGTGAATACTTTGCATACGTTTCCATTCTTCGTTGGTTAGTGTTCCAACAACTTCGGGTTTAAATATTCCATGTTGTTCGTTGTCATTTTCTTCAAGCATATCATCAATACCTTTATACACCGCAAACTTGGGTTCAATCATGTTTTTACCCGCAACACACATATTGCCATTGAGGTCAAGATATTGACAGTTAGTACTATCTTTGTCATAACCGCAAGTGCTTGGGTTTTTCAAATAAGGTGCTAATTGTGATAATGCAAATTCTTTTATTTCTTCGGGTGTTTTCATAGTGGTTTAATTTATTGGGTTTTCAACAATATCAAAAGCATAATTTAATGAATAAGAATAAAGTTGTGCATCTTCCAACGTGTGGAAACTCTTAACCTCATTTAAAAATACTCCATCGTCTGTACATGAAAAGTAAGGGATAACTGTGTAGATTGTTTTCATACTAATTTAATTTATTGGTTAAACATGGTGCAAAGATATAACAATTATTTTACACTACCAAATATTTTTTCTTTTTAAATAATCTTTTTTTTCTTTTCGTTGTTTAAGATTTATTTCAGAATACATACCACTTAACACTCTTTGCAATTCTTGGTTAGGAATAAGACAAGTATCAAAGTTTGGGTGCAACATAATAAATTTATTCAGTTGTTCTCCATAGTAACCAAACTCATGTGTTGGTTCACCACTTTCAATCGTTTCTATTGTGCCATTATCAAACGCTTGGATATATTCCATTAGCTTAGGGATATCTTGGCTTAAATCGATTAATTCAATAGGGTTGCCACCAAAATACTCATAGATTGGTGGCAATAAGTTAGAATATTGTTCGTTGTGGTATCTCATTTAATTTATTGTGTTATATACGCGTATGACACAAAAGTGTACACTTGGTTAAAATATTTTTACGTATTGTCCTTGTTCCATTAAATAAACAATATCTTTTAATTTATCGTTTAAATAAATATCGTTTATATTTAAAGGAATTGAAATAACAACTCTGTTTAAATTATTGGGGCGACTGACAAAATTATCCGTATCTTTTGACCATTCTTTGTATTTCTCAAATACAACCCCAAGTGGTTTTTTATTACCCGAATAATACCCCAAACAATGTGCGTTGAAAAATAATGCGTTTTTATCAGCTATAATAGTAAATGCATTATAATAATTTGATGAGAAACTTGTTTTCATATAGATAACAACTCTATCACATTCATCTTGTACTTTATCATACGTTCTAAAGACCTTGCTCAAATTATTTAAAATTCTCATTGCAAAAGCCTTGTTATCTTTGATAGCGTTAATCTCATTTAATTTATCGCTATCCATAGCGTTTAAGAATAAATTGTCAGTCATAATAAATTTATTTAATTTGTTGGTACAAAGATATAACTATTTTTTAAACTACCAAACTTTTTTACATTTATTTTACAATCTTAACCCAAACCCTATTGTTGCTTGGCTAAAGCTATCAAAACCTAATATAATTCTAAGTCTATTATTGACTTGATAGCCAATAAATCCACCAACCATAACTGTATATGATGTAGTTTGTTTTTCTTGGGTGTTTGGGTTGTTTTGTGTTGGTACCCATTTAGCCTCATTTTGTTTGCCAATTCTACCACCGTAAATAAATTTATTGGGTTTATACCCATAAGACAAATACAATGTTTCATTTTTATATTGTTCATCTTTGTATTGGTTCACATTCCCAGCATAACCAATTCCAATTATACTCTTGTTTAATTTAATGGTTACTTCACCACCCAACGATTGTAGTATTCCAAGATTAACAACCAAAGTAAATTTACTTTCTTTTGGTAATTGGTTATATGGATTGTCATAATCAATATCCATTGGTGGTTTTGGTTGTCCAAAAGAAATGGTACAAACAAACAAACTTAAAACTAATAATAATTTTTTCATAGGTCATTTAATTAATTAACAGATTAAACTTGCCATACATAAAAATATCAGCAAGGGTTACTTTATCTTCGTCAGTAAATTTACTCAAACGATATTCAAGTATTACTTTTCTAAAGTTCTTTGCAATTATTTTATGGTTGCCCGATAACTCATAAGTAAATCGTTGCGTTCCATTATTTTCTATTGCAATATATGTTGGGTTTGGTGCGGATTTATATTTTAAATAAATATTAAAAGTGCTACCCTCATTGGCTCTTTCTTCGTTTAATTCAATATCTTCAAGTATCAAATGCATAGGTTATATAAATATTAAAATTAAAATACATAAACATATAGCGACAAAAATATATGCCATTACATTTTTTTTCTTTTTTATTATTGTAATAGGTTCATCACCCATTTCATTAGCGGTATACGAATAATGTTTTTTCATAATTTAATTAATTTAACAATGCAAAGATAAGAATAAAAATCGGTACTACCAAATGATAATACCGATTTTAAATAAATTTATTTACTCAACTCTACCAACTTCAACTCAAATTCTTCAAGCGTTGGTATTGTTGGTTGCACTCCAATTTTGTAATGGGTTGCAACCATGTTTTTGATGTGTTCGCCACAACCTTTGAAGTTTTCAACAACCAACTGCAAGTCTAATAATTTTTGTTCGTCAACTGAAAGCAACTCCCAAACCTTGAAATTTTCACCATACATTTTTTTAAGGTCGTCGCTTTCCAACATAGCCATACAAATAGCACGTTTTTGTTCTTCGTTGGTAAAATCTAATTTATTACCCATTTTTTCAAACCCCAAATCCTTGATTTTGTTTTTTAAGTTAGAAAGGGAGTCAACCTCTAAACCATCAAAAATTAAATCTTCGGTATCGTTAACGTCCCAATCATCGATTGAAATAATACCTTTGTGTTTGATTTCAGAAACTCTTGCATAAAAGCAAATAACCATACTGAAATTACCACGCTCAATCTTAACACTACCACTAAATTCAATTTGTGTGTGAGTTGACCTTGAAGTTGCTTTAACTTCTCCCTCAAGTCCTTTAAGACTTTGTAAAATACCTAGTTCCATAATAATATAAATTTAATTGATTAATTCTCTGCAAATGTATAACAATTTTTTAACCTACCAAATAATAAAGTGTTAAAATTTTGTTAAAAGTAAATTGGGGCAAATAAATTTATCCACCCCAATTTCAGTACCATAATTATATGGGGTCAGTCTTTTATCTTATTTTCAGCTATGAATACTCCATATCCCTCGGGATACCCTCACAGAACAACTGATTAACAAATAAATTTATTTGCATAAGATAATGCCTACATTGCCGACAAGCAAGGATTTTAATTAGTTCCGCAAGGGGAAACAAAACAACTATGTATTTTAAAACCCATTTAATTTATTGGGTTAGTATTTTATGTTTTTAATTACTATGCAAAGATATAACTTTTAATTTACACCACCAAATAATTCTTTCTCTTTTTCTAAATTTTCTTTGTGTTCTCTTAATAAATTTATTTGGTCTTCAAGCCGTTTGATTTCATCATCGATTGAAGTGATTGCATAAAATTTATGTTCAAGTTTATAACGATTTATCATAACATCTTTCAACCTATTAAGTTCTTTGTTATATGTTGAGTAAACATCAAACATATTCAAAGAATGCATCACAGTTGCGTGATTAAATCCAACACTACCACCAATGGCGCCAAATGTTGTATTTGGTTTAAGTATCTTGACAACCTTATAAAACAACCCACGCATTTCAATTACTTCACGTTTTTTTGTTTTAATATTAATATCGATACCACTTTCATTTATTAATATATCTTTAATTATTTCAATATCGCTCATAGTCGTTTAATTTATTAAGATTGGATTTTCAGTTCCCTCAACCCAACCTTTTAATTTTTTCCACTTGTTGATTAACTTAGTTCCGTTTACAACATCATCTTTGGTTAAAAACTCTTTAAAGAAAATAAATTTAACTGTTATTTCAATTGTTTTAATTTCTAATTCTATTTTTGTTGGTTTCATAATTCAAATAATTATATTGGGTTAAACATAGGTCAAAGATATAACATTTAATTTACACTACCAAACTTTTTTTTAAAAAAATGGTATCACCCAAAAAATGAGTGATACCAAGTAAATTTATTCAGTAAATGTTTCATTATATATTCCCAATAACTGTACCTTGAACGTTTTTTCGTCAGCTGAAAATTCGTTTTGTTTATTGTTTGCAAATTGAATAATTGCATTAGCCAATTTCTTATAGTCATTGGTTTGTTTCATTACTCTCCAAGCACTTCTACGTGTAAAAGAATGTTTTGGCAAATGCTTTAATAAACGCTTAACTTGTTCAAATTTTTTGTCGCTTTCTTTTTCGTCTTTGAATGTTAAATTACCCAACTGAAAATCCTTTGTTGTACCACTACCTGTATATAAAAATAACAAGTCAGTAATAGTCAATTTGGTTTCGTCCATTAGTTGTTTGAATTTAACATACTCTTTAACGTTACTAGCAACGTATATTTCCAAATACATTATGTTAGTCCAACGTTTTAACTTGTTATTCAAACATGAAATAAAATGCTTAACGTTTTCTTTCGTATCGTCATTTAATTTAATCACCTTTAAATCCAAAGGTAAATTCAATAACCTTGCCGATGTACTTCTGTGATTTCCATCAGCATTTATTCTAATCTTTTCACCAAATGCTTCTGTTTCAAGTATGATAACAGTCGTTGCTTCTGCCCCATACATTGCCATGCTTTCCATGATTTCTTTAACGTGGTCATCATCAACTTTTCTTGACACTCCTTCAAGTATCGTGTACTTTTTATAATCGAATGTTTGTTTTTGTTCCTCGATTACTCTTGCTAAATTTTTAATTTCTGTCATTTTAAATTAGTTTAATTGATTAATACTTCTGCAAAGATATAACAATTTTTTAACCCACCAAATTATTTTACAATTATTTTACAAAAAAAATTCGCACCCCTTTAAGAATGCGAACTAATGTATATTTATTCAATTAATCTAACAACGTGTAATATTCGTCGGGATAAAGTTTTCTGAATAAATTTAACGATAAACTCATTTTATCGTATAACCCCATTGCCTCACAACCTATCACATAATCGTAAAGGGCAACCCCTTGTGAGTCTAACTCACAACTAAAACCACTATAAGGGTTTTTAATCGTTTGTTTCTCTGTGCTTTCTCGGTTAAAACTTAATTGACTAATTAAGTTAGTTTCTGTCTTGTTTAATTTAACTTTTGTTGCCATAACTGAAATATTTAATTGGTTAATACTTCTGCAAAGATATAACAATTTTTTAACCCACCAAATTATTTTACAATTATTTTACAAAAAAAAATCCGCACCTATAAAAGATACGGATTTTCAGCTGTGTTGTTCAGCGGGTAGTTTAATTTAATCACCACTATCTACACTATAAACTACTTTGTAGATAGTATCTTCGATATTAACATCAAATGAATACTCATTGTAACAACGACCTAAATTTTTAGACTCTTGTGATTGAGGTATCATTTGTTCTCTTAACTCTTTACAGAATTGATTTGTTTTTACACCCCAACCATTTGCCGTACCCAAACTGATAACGTTGTTTACCGCTTTTTCTTTTACTTGTTCTGCTAATGTGTTTTCCATAACTGATATATTTAATTGGTTAATACTTCTGCAAAGATATAACAATTTTTTAAACCACCAAACTTTTTTTAAATTATTTTTATTCATTACCAAATACTTCTTCATCGCATTCAGAACAAATTGGACCAAAACCAAATATGGTTGTTTCAGCTTCTGCACCGCATATACATAATTCAGGTTCGTCCTCTTCCTCTGTCGGGTTAAAGGTTACTTCATTATCAATAGTAAAGTCAGCACCACAATCATCACAACATAACATTGTTTCGGGGAAATCAAAATCTTCTCGGATATTTGTTCCTATACAAATTGGGCAAGTTTCCATAAGTCATTTAATTTATAATGCAATTAACCAATCCGTTACTTCCCAATTAACGCTCGATGAAACGCTATACCCTTTTTCTCTTAATCGTTGAGCAACGATAGGCATATACATATATTCTTCAACACTCCAACCATAAACGGGTGCTTTGGAACAAGTTTCAAATTTTGTGGTTAATCTGCCATCTTCAAATCGGTCTTCAATTTGTTTCTGCAAAGTAGCAATATATTGTTCTTTGCGTTCTTGTGGTGTCAACGTAGTTTCCATAACTGATATATTTAATTGGTTTAACGATGCAAAGATATAACAATTATTTAAACCACCAAACAATATTGTGTTAAATATTATAAGTTTCTTGCAATCTTGTTATCATCAACGCTTTGGCTTGGGTGTCAGTTAATTTACTTATAGTATGTTTAATTAAATCACATCTGTAATACTGCCCATCTTCATCAATAATCAATTGATAAGTTGAAGTTTTTATCAGCGGTATTTGTTTTTTTTGTAACTTTGCCGTATGTTTTGACTTGGCACGTTCTTGTGGGTTGTCAGTATCCGTACCCATGGTAATGTGTGCCTTGTTCGCTGCAATAACCCTTGTTGATACACCAAATTGGTCAGCAAGCATTTGGTCTGTGTAATGACGATTTGCTCTTATAAAAGTTCTAATCGCTTTGTTGTCATGTGTTTTGTTTTTCATTTATTAATAAATTTAATTAGTGTTATAATACAAAGCTACTAACTAATTTATTAAGATGCAATGTTTGGTAGTTAAATTTATTAGACTTATTTTAAAACGATTTAAGACACGATAATAAATTAAATGACTTATGATATCATTTAAATAGAAAAAGAGTACCTAAGCAAGCTTAAATACCCTTATCATTGTTTACCAATTAAATTCAATTATGACAGATTGAATTTGTATCTACCGCAGGAGTTCT